ATATGTTTAAGTTATATGGCTTTTCCAACTGATGAGGATTGTTATCCTTTAGTACCAGATGAAATAAGCTTCAAAGAGGCATTATTTTGGTATGTATACAAAAAAATCTTATTATCTAATCCTACGTTTAAAGTGAATGGGATTAAATATGATTTTGCAGAACAGCAGTGGAAATACTATTGTACACAAGCTAGAAATGCAGCTAATTACCCAGATATAGATAGATATGAATCGTTTATGAATCAATGGGTAAGACTCATACCTAATTTAAACAGGCATGATTTAGCATTTGAACAATTAAACACAAGAGAAGATTTATATAGAGATTAATGGCAGAACAAAGTAAGAAAAATAAAAGATTTTTAAAAGGACTATTTAAAGATACAGCTCATATCGACCAACCTGAAGGAACTTGGAGATATGCTAGAAATGCTATCATAAATGAAAAGAAAGGTTCTATTTCTAATGAAGGTGGTGCAGAACAAAATGTAAGTATTGATAATAATGATACTGTGATAGGAATAATAGAAGTTGCTAATGATAAAGCTATTATATTTTATATTACTAATACAGGAGAATCTGCTATAGGTAAATGGGAAAATGATCAATTTCAAGTTGTATATACCCCTTTAACTGCAGTACACGGAATTAAGGTAAATCTAAATTTTAATAAAAATTTTCCTATAGAAGGAACATTTAATATTAATCCGGAAGGAGAATTAATTGTATATTGGACAGATGATTTAAATCCTCCTAGAGCATTAAATATAGATAAACAATTAAATTCTGGATCTTCTCTTAATAATTTATATGGAATAAATCCTGTTAATAGTCATGATAATCATATAGACCTTTTAAATTTATTTCCTAACTCAGGACCAGTACCGCATATAGATTTATTAGAAATATCTCAAGGTCCAAGTACATATCAAAATGCAGTAAAAGAAGGAGGAGGGTTATTAACAGGAGTATATTATTTATCTTTAGCTTATGTTGATGATTCTTATACTGCTACTAATTATTTAACAATGTCTAATCCTATTTCTATTGTAGATGAAGGAGATCATACTAGACCAACTACTAAAAAAGATGGGGCTAAATCAGGTAGTCAAACATCTAAATCTATTACATGGAATATTACCAATTTAAATGATGATTATAAGTATTTAAGACCTGTTATAATTAGAAAGATGGGAGAAGCTGTAGATGCTTATAGATTAAATGATTTAGAAATAGTTTTAGGAGCATCTGATATGAATGTTACATTTAGTGGTATAGAAGGGTTTAGTTCAACTTCTTTGGAAGATGTTATTATAGATACTATTTCATATGAAACAGCTAAGACAATTAATCAATTAGATGGTATATTATATATAGGAAATACTACTAGTAGAGACGATTTAGGATATCAAAAATATGCTAATAATATAAAACTAACAGCAGTAACTAAAGATTTTAATAATTTTGATGTAAATGTTTTAACTGTTGATAATCTACAAACAGGATTTAATAGTTATCCAGTAGATGTAATAGGAAAAACTCCCCCAACACAAGTAAATGTTGATCATAGTAAATCTTATAGATATGCTCCTAATATATTCAAATATAAAGGATATATGAGAGATGAGGTATATGCATTTTATATTGCATTTATTTTAAATGATGGTAGTATGTCATATGCGTATCATATACCTGGTAGAGAGGCTACTGGAGATGATAAAGATCTATTACCTACAGATGGTTGGTTTAAAGATTTTGAAAAAATAAGTCCTAGCTATATTAGAAAATTTCACCTTTATGATTTTAGTGATCATGATCTAGTAAATTATAGTTATGATAATAGAAATATGAATTATTGGGAAAATGCTACAGAAGTATATCCTAGTACAGATAATTTTGAAGTTTGGGATGGAATTACTCAACAGGCTAGTTTAAAAGGATTAAATGTTAGACATCATCACTTTCCTTCAAATGGTAATCCAACCCATAAAACTATACATGATAATGAATCATTAGTTACAAAATCTCAAGGTACAGAAGATAATGTTAAAGATTGGGCGTCAGATAGTCTTAGTGGTTCTACTACTGCTCGAATAAGTTTTGCTGGGGATGATACTGTTGGAGAAATATCTTGTAGTACATTTAAAACTTGTGTTTTTGGTAGTCCAAATGTTACTGCAACACAAACTAATCCAACCTTATATCCAGATATGATGGATACTTTATGGAAGAGTAATAGATACTTTGTAGCAGATCAGCCAATGATAGTTAAAGCAGCATGGAGAGTATATATAGAATTAGATAATCCTGGTGGTAGTGGTAGTCAGCATGGTTATGTTCAGCTAGTAAAAGAAGCTAATGGTGTAATAAGCCCTATAAATTCTGATTCTTTTAGTGAAACTGCTAATACTTCAGATGATTGTCATATTTGTGAAGAATCTGCTTGGAGTAACGCTGTAACATTGATGCCAGGAGATAGAATGTATTTAAGAACATGGAGTAATGGAAGTTCTTGTTTGAGTCATTCTGTAAAACATATGAGTGATTGCAGTTCCAATAATTATATAGAATTCCATGTTACAACAGGTGAAGGTTTATACGAAGAAGATGATTTACATGATGTAAAATTATCTCATGATGTAAAAGCATTAGGATTTAAATTAGATGATATAAAAATTCCTGGAGATATTGCAAATAAAGTTCAAGGGTTTAGAATATATAGAGCTAAAAGAAAACATGAAGATAAAAGAATTTTAGGACAAAGCCTTATATTACCCATGTTTCCAGAAACAGTTCAATTAGGTTTATGTGATGTAGCTGCTAGTAATGCAGATTCTGCTCAGATACTTAGTGCAGCAATGGCTAAAAGACAAAATATATGGAGTAAAGACTCTTGGCCTAGAGCATATCACCATTATCCTGTATACCCTAGTATGTATAATTATAATCCTAATACTGATCTTTGGGACGATGCTTTACATGGTGAAAAAGGATATAAATCATTTTCATTTCATGATTTTAATTTATTAAGAACACAAAATAGTTTAGCTGGAGCAACTCATATAAAACCTGAATATTGGGTTAGAAATTTTGCTTGGAATGGACCTACTTTATATCAACCTAAAAAAATGTTATCTAAAATTATTGAAGATGATGGAGGAGGAAATTATAGTGAGCCTATAAAAAAGATAGAACAATTTTGGGGATGGGATGAACCATATAATTGTTATGCAAGAGATATAAAGTCTGCTATGTTTTCAGGATGTTTTTACACAGCTTGTAATTCTTTAAAATATTTTGATGAGTCTACTAATGATATAGTACACCATAAAGCAGCTCCTAGACTTCTTGGACAAAAAGCAAAATCATATATTCCTGGGGATAGTATATTTGAAGTATCAGCTTTAGGGTTTGGAGGTAAAGTAGCTAATGAATTTGGAGAAAGTGCTATTATATTAGGTCTAAAAGATAATCATGAAATATTAAATTATAATATGTTTAATTATAGAGGTGGAGATGCCGGTGTTTCTGGGTTAAGTAGTGATGTACTAGGTACTTGGGGGCATTCACATTTAAATCATCCTTGGATATTGACAAATCCTTTATTAAATGATAATGATCCTTATATTAATTATGCGTATAATTCTGATGAAGAAGTAAACCAAAGAAGAAGCCAATCTATAATGGCAAATTTACATGCTTTTAAAACTGACGTTTATAAATCTATAGATAATCAAGAGTTAGTGTGGACAGGATTTGAGGTTTTAGGTGATGAATTAAATAATTTTATATTTAAATCAAATGGTGATCCTGCCTCTTATGACGGAGGTTCAGCTAATTTTAGTACTGAAAGAATAAATTCTGAAGGAATATTTGGGGGAGATACTTATATATGTAGATACGGATTTAGATCTACAATACAACATAATAATACAGATGAAGATTCACATCCTAGAAGAGCTATATATTATCATATAGTAGAAAGCACTGATAATATTAATTTTAGACATACTGAAAGCGATAAAGATTTATATTTTCCAGGATCTATAGCTAAAAGAATGATACAAGCTAATGGAGAAGATGATTTTACACATCAAGATAATTTAAATTATGATGATAGTTTTTCAGCTGAAAATGATTTAAGACCAGCTTTTCCATTACCGTTAAAAGAAATTGAACAGACTGAATTTCCTACAAGAGCACATAGAAGTGTTAAAAGAGATACTACTAGTTTAACAGATAACTATAGATTATTCTTAGCAAATGAATTTAAAGATGCTCCAAAAAATAGAGGGGAGTTGTGGAAACTATCTTCTTTTAATAATTTATTATATTTCCATATGGAAGAAAGTTTGTATGTTACCAAAGGTAAACAGCAAATGCAAATGAAAGACGGTACTGAAGCTTTTGTAGGTAGTGGAGATATATTCCAGCAGGATCCAGATGAAATAATGCAAACAGATAAGGGATATGGAGGTACACAATCTCAGTGGGCAACAGCAACTACTAATTATGGATATTTCTTTATAGATAGAAATGCTAAAAAAGTATTTTTAATGAAAGATAAGCTAAATGAAATTAGTACTGCAGGAATGGAAAATTGGTTTGAAAATAACTTAACATTTGCGTTAGAAGCATATAGTTTTAATGCTTCATGTATTAGTATAATATTTGATAATCCTGTAATAGGTCTTGGGCTTACAGCAATATATGATCCTAAATTTAAAAGAATTATATTAACTAAAAAAGATCTTATACCTACATCTGATTTTATTACTGGATGGAATGAGTATTTATCAACAATAGCACAAGCTGGATCAACATGGCAAGGAGGTGAAATATTTTTTGATTGTGATGTTGGTCAATATGTAACTGTAATTGTTAATGATAATCCTGGAGGACCTAATACATTTACATTTGATCCTCTTGATTGGGATGATGATACGTATTTTACTCCTAAAGGATGGACTATATCTTACTATCCAGAATTTAATGTGTGGTGTGGATTCCATGATTATACTCCATATATATACTTTAATACATCAAAAGATTTTTATTCTATTACTGACCAGTCTAATTATATTTGGAAGCATAATTCAGATTCAAGAGGAAATTTTTATGGAGAAGTATCTCCATTTGAAATAGAATATATACATAATGAATATAGAGAAGAAGATACATTATTAGCAAGTTTCAACTATACTTTAGAAACTTTTAATCCTCAAAATATTAGTGTACTAGAACACGGATTTACTTCTTTCTTTGTATATAATACTTTACAAATATCTGCAGGAGAATTGGATGGTAGTAGAGCTGTAGCTCCAACTGCTCTTGAATATTTAGTTAATATTAGAAGAGTAGGTAATAATTGGAAAGTAAATAATTTTAGAGACATGGCAGCAATAGCTATAGATACAAGTTCTTATTATATGGCAGGAACTATAACAAATCCTAATATAATAGGAGGAATTAATACAGGAACTATAACAACTTCTTCTACAAATAATATGTTTATTGTTGATGGAATGAGTGAAATTATAAATCCATCTTACATAGATACAGCTAAAGAATGGCAAAATAGAAGAAAATTTATAGATAAATGGGCAGGAATTCGTCTAATTTATAACAACATAAGCAATAATTTACTAAATTTGTACTCTGGTGAAGCAGCAGTACGTAAAACATATAAATAAAATGAAAACAAAATTATATCAAAATGGTGGAAAAACAAAGAGTCTGTGGGACATGATTCTAAATTCTGCTAATACCCCAGATTTACAAGAATTTATTAGTGGAATTGATGGAGAAGTTAAACTTCAAGAGGTAGATGAAAATACTAGAATAGGAAAAATTATACATCTTGTTCCAGATCAATCTGGATCAACACCTTCTGGATCTATGCAACAAGTTCAAATAGGAACTTACTATATAAGTGACGGTACAGATGGGTACAAAAAAGGTCAAAGAGTTAAAGGTTTGCCTCCAGTAAAGGGAACTGTTCCTAGAGGATCTTTAAAAACAGGAGGTATTAGACCTATGCAATACAGATATGGGGGTACTAAAAAATATCAAAATGCAGGATTTAAACCTGATCCTAAAGTAATAGATTTAAACAAAAATAATCCATTTGGCTATGAGCCTGGATCACGACATTTTAATAGATATCAAAACTGGTTAGATGAGCCTATAGCAATTAGAAATAGACAAGCAGATTTTTTTAATCCTAGTCTTAGTGGTAATTTTGGTATAGGACAAGGTACTACTCTAAATGCTAATTACAGTCCAGCATTCTTAAGGACAGGTCCAGATACTGATTATGAATTATCTGGGCTTGAAGGTAGTAGAGGTAGTTTTAGTATAAGCCCAAGTCTTACTAGTAGTATGATGTATAGAGGTAATATACGTGATAAAGCAGGTTCTGGAGTAAATGAAGGAACAGCTTTGGATAAAAACAGAACAACTCTAGGACTTAATTACGCTTATCAACATCCTTTAAATAAAAGTGGTAGTCTCGTAGGAGGAATCGAAGGAGAAATAGGATCCTTGTTAAAAGGGAGTAATAATTATTATAATACTAAAACGGGAGATGTATTTAATACATTAGAAACTGGTCTAAATAAAGGAGGATACGGTCATGTACAGGCAGGATTAGGATATTACCCTCAAAATTCAAATTGGGGAATTAGAGGAAATATTGGATACGGAACTGAAAAATCTTTTTCTCCAGGAACAAGTTATGGTGGAAGCGTAAATTATGGTCCATTTTCAATGAATGTAGGAAAAGATGCTGCAGGGTGGACTGGAGGATGGGGTGTTAATATACCTCTTAGTGGAAGAACTCAAAAGGGTCCAGAAGGTCCATTTAGAAGAGAGACAGGAGGAATGTATGACAATACATTATCGGGTGCAGGACAAGGTACTGCTCCTCAATTAGGATATACATCTACAATTGTTGGAGAAGAAACAGATCCTAATATACAAGCACAAAGACTACAACAATTAGGAACTGTAGGACAATCACTGTCACAAGAAGCAACTGGATTAAGACAGTCAACTGAACAACAGAGAATACAAGACGAAGCACTAGCGGAACAAGAAGCTATGCAAGCAGAAGCAATGGCAGGAACTGCTGCTTCACAAGTAGAAGGAACTGCAAACACTTTGGCTAGAGGAATAGGTAGTACATTATTTCCTGAACATGAAGCATCAACACTTGGTTCAGCTATAGCTGGTGGAGTAGATGCTTATAAAACTGTTAGAGCAGCTAATTTAATGGCTAAAGGTGCTGAGTTAAGCAAAGCTGGAGGAGCATTAGCTCCAGGAGTAGCAGGGGCTGCAACAGAAGCAGCTGCTAAAGGTGCTGAATTAACTGCTAAGGGATCACAAATGGCTTTTAAAGGAGTACCATATGCGGCACCTACTGCGGCTTCTACAGCTGCTGATGCTGCTGCTATAGGGTCTGAAGTTGGGGGTAGCGCTATTGGTGCAGGATTAAAATCATTTGCACAATCAGGAGCAGGATTAGGTACTATTGCTTCATTAGCAGGAATGGGAGTTAGTGCATTAGCTGACGATGATGATCCAACTAAATCTAATTTTGGAGAATATACAGGATCTGTATTACAATCTGCTGGAACTGGAGCTACAATTGGATCTTTATTTCCAGGACCTGGTACAGCAATTGGAGCTGGACTTGGAGCATTGTGGGGATATGGAAAACAAGCATTTGGTACTAGAAAGGCTGCACAAGCTCAGAGAGATTATGAATCAGAAGCGGCCGCTAATAGAAATGAAGCTATATATGATTTAAATGAAAGAGTGGGAGGTTTATATGGTTCTCAATTAGCTAATATTGCAGCTGGTAACTTAGCACAAAAAACAATATCTGGACAAAATCTTGGTAGAAATGTAATGTATAGAGGTGGAGGATTTATGAGAGGAGTTCCAAGATACGGATATTAATTAAAAAAAATAAAAATTATGTTAAGAAAGAAATATCAAAATGCTGGATATTGGGATGACTTTCAAGGTATTCCATTAAAAAGTACTACATATAGAGATTTAAAACCTGAATTAGCTGATGCTATTCAAAAAGTTTCTGATGAATATGGAGGTAAAGATTTATTAACTTATACAGCTATAGCAGAATCTACAGGAGGATGGAATCCTTCTGCAGGTACAAACTATATGCAAATAATGCCACCTGCATATAACGCCATTAAAGACGTTAAATCTCATCCTAAAAATAAGAAAAAATTACAACAAGTTAAAGACAAATTTGGAATAGACTTTAATAATATGACTTTAGAGCAGGTTAGATCTAATCCGTTAGCTAATGTTTTAGCGGCTAGGTTATATTATATGCTTGATCCTACAGCAGCACCAACATCAGTTGAAGGTATTGGTCAATATTGGTCTGATTATTATAATACATCTTCAGATGTTCATGGTACTCCTGACTATTATAATCAAGCTGTATCTGAATTTAATTATAAAGAAAATCCAAATAGATCTGTGATGATAGGCCCGTCATTTGAAGATTCTTATACTTTTCAAATTCCTGAATCTGAAGATAAAACTGAAAAAACTAAAAAGTCAAAAAAGGGACCTTATAGTTCAGTAGGAAAAAGAGGATGGTTTAATTTACCTGATATGGGTATTACAGAATATTTATTTGGGTTTCAAAATGGAGGTCTTAGACAAAAACAGGCATCTGGAGGAATGTATATGTCTAATCCTAGTTTATATCAAAAAATGCAACAACTACCTGGAGGTATGATGACTACTATACCAGGATCAGACGCAGTAGAATTTACTGGTCAAACTCACGATCAAGGAGGTATTTTAGTAGATCCTATGACTGAAGTAGAAGATGGAGAAACTATGGATAAAGTAGTTATGAAAAATGGCGGAGCAAAAGATTATTTCTTTTCTTCACATTTAAAGAAAGGAGGTATGTCTTTTGCTGATATGCATAAACAAATTTTAGCTTCTGGTGGAGATCAAGAGCAGATTAATTACTTAGCAAGAATGCAAGAAAAAGCAGCTGGTAGAAGTCCTAATAAAGTACAAGAAGCTAAGCATGGAGGATTTATGAAGTATGAAAATGGAGGTATAGCAAATCCAAGTATTCCAAAAAGATTTGATTATCCTTTAGATCCTGACAAAAAAAGTGAAGGTAAGGTTAATCCAGCAACTGCAGGTATAAGTTGGAATGAAGCAATGGCTCAATATAATGCTATATTAGAAGGTTTAGGTAGTAATTTAGAAAATCCAATTATAGGTACTCCAAAGATAAAAAATGCTTTAGAGGGCAGGTATTATCAAAGTGAAAAAAATGGAAATCTTTATCAAGTTGTAGATGGTAAATATAAAGAAATAAAACCAGAAAAAGAAGAAAAAGAAGAGGGTCCAAAAGAAACAATAGGGCTTAGAAAAGATTATGATAGAGCTTATGGATTTAATGCTGAAATGGGTGACGGATATACTGTATGTATAAGTGGCAATTGTCAAGATGGTAGCGGAGTTATGTATACATATTGGACACCAAATGCTGATGAAAAAGACCCTCTTGGAGAAATGATTTTAGATCATGAGTTTGTTCCTGCAGCAGGTACAGATTATATTATTGGAATGTACCAAGGAGAGTTTAAAGATGGAAAGCCTCATGGAACAGGTGAATTTACTTATAACGATATAGATGCAGCAGAGGATTCTGGAGAAGAATTTGTTGATTGGGGATATACTCATACAGGACAATTTACATCTGATAATAATGGTCAAATAAATTTAACAGAAGGAGTTAAAAACTATGGTCCAAATTTTATAGCTGGAAAATTTAATAATAATAAATCAGTTGATAATGATTATAATTTAATTACTGGATTTACACGAGAAGGTGATGTTACAACTAATTTTGAAGATGGGAATCAAATAGGAGATTATTTTTCAATAGATGCTGAAAACTATTTATCTGATAAAGGATATATAAATCCTCCTGAATTTAAATACTCAGAAGGTGATGTTGATTCTTCATACTCTGCTATGAAAAATTATGGTACTTATGTGCAACCTACAGAAGAAGAATTAAATGCTAGAGGATATTCTAGTTTTGATGAATTTAGAGCAGATTATGAAAGATGGCATAGATCACAATATGATCCGTTAAGTGGAAAATATAAACCTTATAATTGGGATAATACTACACAATGGGGGCCACAGCATCAAGCCGCATGGGATCAATTGATGGGAGGAATAGATGAAGGGTTTGTTCCTACCGGATCTTATATAGAACCAATTCCTTTAACAGATGAAGATAATGATGGAATTCCTGATTTTATACAAAGGCCTAATCAACAATTTATTGGTCCTTTACTTGAAGATGGTAGTACAGGTGTATCTACTGTTAATAATTCATTAGTAAATAAAGAAGAAATAGAACAACTTCCATGGTGGCAAAGAAGTATAACTGGCGATAGAGGAGCTGATGTAGCTATTGGTATGGGAGCTTTAGCCAATTTAGCACCAGCAGCATATTCATTACTTCATACTCAACCAAAACCAGAAACACTTCCTTTTGAATCTGGAGTTACATCTCCTATAGTCCCAAAAAGAGTAAGAGCTCAAAAATTAAATCACATAAATTTAAATATGCAAAGAGCTAAAAACGATGCTGATTTTAATGCTATGAATACTTTTATAGATCAGTCTGGAGGAGGTCCTGCCAATTTAATAAATAGAATGGCAACCTGGGGCAAGAAGCATAAAGGTGATATGGAGATTGCAAAGTTAGAAAAAGATTATAACACTAATATAGAAAATCAAAATGTTGCAATTGAAAATCAAACAGAGCTTTTTAATGTAAGACAAGAACAAGAAGCGATGACACAAAATATGCAATTACAGCAACAAGAAGCTAAGAGGCTACAAGATGTACAAGCTTTTAATACAGCAGCTTTAAATAAATGGAGAGATGATCAAGAATATATGAAGTATTCAGGAATATTCTCTGCAGCTCAGGGTATAGGACAATTAACTAGAGATGTTTTAGGATATAAAGGAGATACCTTAAAAGCTCAAGGATATAGTATAGATAATACTACAAATCGTATGTTATTAAGAAGACACTTAGGTGGGACTTTATATCATCAGGATGGAAGACTATTCTGTGAAAATTGTACAAATGAAGATATAGCTAATTATGCTAATATGTACGGAATGGGACAAACCAAATACTTTTAATAATAAATAAAATATGGCAAGAATAAATATACCAAAACCAATCTCAAGTTATAGAGATTTAGGTACAGTAGAATTAGCTAAATTAGCAAGAAATCAATACATAGAAGGATATTCTGCAGCTGATGAGTTTTCTAATTCTGTAGGTCAAATGCAATCTTTAGAAAAAGATGCTCACTTAAAAAATCAGTTATCTCAAAAATATACTGGAATGTTAGAAAATTGGGCTAATCGTGGAGATTATGAAACTTTAGGTATAGCCATAAATAAAGGAGCTAGAGCATTTACTAATGAATATAGTCCTATAGCACAAAGTGTTAAGAACAGACAAGACTATATGGAAAGACTTCAAAAAGCTTATGATAAGGGTGATATAAATGCAAATACATATCAAGGTAGATTAGCTCAATCTGATTATTTATATCAAGGTATTCAGTATGATGAAAATGGTGTACTTCAAGACAATTCTATTTATAATGGTAGAAACTTTTTTCATGATGTAGATATTACAGAAAAAGTAGTAGAAAGAATGAAAGCGGTTAAACCTTTTATTCGTCAAAATTTAGGTACTGATATTCCTTATAATGAAGATTTTGAAATTACTACTACTAGAGGAGATAAAGGAGAACCTAAATATTGGGTTAGAACTACAAGTAAAACATCTGAAATTCCTACTGAACTAATACAAATGGTTGTTAATGATGTTATGTCTGATCCAGATGTTCAAGCTTCTTTAGCTCAGGAGATAGATTTAAATACATATAATTTAGCTCAAACAGATAGCGAGGGTATACCTCTTGCATTACATTCTATTAATCAACTAATTCAAAATGGAGATATTAAGGAAGATGAAATAATGCCTAGAGTAGACGAGATAGGGCCTTTAAAAGCTTTACAAGAATTGTTATATAAAAATGCTGTAGCAAGAGAAACTCAATTAGCTGTAGGTACTTATGGAGGCAAGAGAACAGTAGCATCTGGAAGACAGATAAGTTATGACGAAATGTGGAAAGAGAAAGAAAAAACTAAATTAAAGAACATTAATTCTCAATTTAATACAGATGATATTTCTTATAGTGAAGTTGTACATGTTAAACCTTTATCTCTAGACTATGATGATGCAGTTGAAAAAAGAGGTGATTATGTAAAGAATTTAAGAAATTATCTTAAGCAAATTCAATGGACTGAAAATGTTCATCCAGATGATATTAAATATGATAATCTTGGTAATGAACTTCCTACAAAAGGAGAAGGATTAGATATTGATAATTTATCTGATATTCAAGTTATAGGATTAGTTCAAAAGCATCTTAATGCATATAAAACTGCATATCAAAATGCTAATGCTCCTATATTAGAATATTTAGACTGGAAACCAGGTAATGCTCCAGAAAGGCTAGATGGAGAAAGTGATCAAAAATATTCAGATCGTATTTATTCAGAGTATTTAGATTATACAGAAGAAATGCGCTTTAAAAGAGAAGTTGGTCAAACACACTTAAATACTTATGCTGATGTTAATAGTTTAGATATTAATAAATATCATGACGTATTAAATGGTATGGCTAGTGATATGCAGTTATATGATGTAACAAATCAAAAAATTAATATAAAACTTCCTGAACTTTCTGTAGGAGATCATACAAATTTAAGTTATAATGAATATGTAGAACTTAGAGGAGAGCAAATTAATAATACAGATTTTATGGCTGTTGGAGGAGATGATTGGTTTTTAGGTGGAGGACTTCAATTACTTACTGCTGCAAATCCGTGGTTTCACTCAAATCAAGAATTTTCACTTACAGGACAAGATATAGTAGATATGTATAATGAATGGAATCCAGATACACCAATAACTAGTTTATTAGATCTTAAAGGAATGAATATAGGTAGCCCAACTGCAGTATCTCCTGTAGGAAGTATGGATAATTTCTATTTAACAAATCTAGTAACAGGCGCTTTACTCAGAAAGGTGGATCCAAATAAAAAACTAGATGCTCAAACAGTTATGAACGCACAGATGTGGAATAATCAAATGGCTGATGCAGCAGGTGATTTTGTAAAAGCTATTGACGAAATGTTAGAGAACGAAAAAACTACAGCAGAAAATGCATTCGCAGGAAGATTTGATGATTCTCCTGTTTCTATGGAAACAATGATTATGACTAATTTTGGTTCAACATATGAAACATCAGGACAGGTTAATGCAGCACTAAAAAACTTTTTTAAAGATGGCGTTGTTCCATCACAACTTATGTTACAATCTGCTAATGGTAAAACTGATGCAGGATTTAGTGCAAAAAGTATTCAAGAACATAATATAGGAGAATATGAAGTTGTAACAAGTCAAATAGGAATAACCAATATGGAAGTTGGGGGAGAAGCTCAACTTTATATACCAGTTAAAATAACAAGTGGTGAAGATGAAGGTAATGTTATAGCTTTCTTAGCTGATGCGTCTCAAATTAGTATACCAGCTTTAAATGAATACTTAGGAAGTGCAGAATTTGAAGTTAATAAAAAATGGATTTCTGGAATACAACAAAGGCTAGATCAATATAGTCCAAGTGAATACTCTAATGTAACATTTGACTATGAAAATAATACTGTTATTATTGATGGTGAAGTTCATGATAAATCAAAAGGATTAGCAATATTAACTGAGAATATTTTAAGATATAGAAGATATCTCAAAAATTAAAATTATATATGAGCCATCACGATAGATCAAAATATTATACAGGTATAAATATAGATAAGGATATTAAATTACCTAATTATAGAAAAAGGCATAGACCTACTAATTTTACAAATAGTTTACATATAGATCCTGATATGCCTTTACCTGTAGGACCTAAAAGCGGACGTATAACTGATCCTTCTATGTTCAGACATAGGGATTTATCATATAAACAATGGAATCCGGACTTGGGTGAATATGATCATCCATCTAAATACAGTAAATATGGAATTATATTCAGTGCTTATGGAGAAGAATGGAATGAACTAAGGGCACAAAAACAAACTACTGGAGAAAAATGGAATCATGGACTTAAAAAAGCAGCTATAACTACAGGAGGGGCTATAGTAGAAAATACTATAGGTATAATAGCTGGTATTGATGAAATGTTAAGTGGTGGTCAATATCATAATAATGAAATTGGTAAAATGGTAGATGGGTGGAATGAATGGGGTAGAAAAGAAATGCCTAATTATTATACAAGAGCAGAGCAAGATATGGGTCTTTGGGGTAGAATGGGCACAGCTAACTTTTGGGCTGATAAAGCTGCTAATGGTTTAGGATACACTTTAGGATCACTAGCAACTGTATGGATGACTGGAGGATATGGCGCTATAGGAATAGCTGGTAGAGTTCTTCAAGCGAGTAGGGTATTAAATGCTGCAACTAAAGCTGAAAGAATACATAAACTTTATAAAACAGCTAAAGGAACTAAACGAGGAGAACAGTTATTATCAATGTATGACAAAGTTAATAAAACAGGAAGAATTAAAAAAGGACTATTAACTTTAGAAGCAGGGGCTATGATGTCTTTAGCAGAATCTTCTGTAGAAGCTAGAGAAACTCAAAAAAATATAAAAAGAAGATTAATGGACGAAGCTCTAGAAAAATATCCTGAAGGTATACCTGGACATGTTTTAAATGAAATAGAAGCTTTATCTCAAGCTGCTGGTAATGCTAGTTTTGCAGCTAATATGTCTATATTATCTATAACTAATGTAGGTATGTTTGGTAAATTTTTAGCTGGGGGTGTAACTAAACAAAGTTTAAAAGGTGGAATAACTGGAGGAGGATTACAACAAACTGGTAAACAAATAGTAGATAAAGGATCAGCCTCTAAATTAGGAAGATTAAGAAAATGGACAAGTGGAGCAAGAAGAGGAATGACTGTAGAAGCAATACAAGAAGGAGGTCAATATGCTACTAATGTAGCTTCTACAGAATATTATGCTTCTAGATTTGATAATGATGGAGGTATAACTTCAACAGAAGCTATAACTGAAGGTTTATCTAGAACGTTTGGAGAAACAGAAGGATTAGAATCTATGATGATTGGAGCTATAGTTGGAGGTATAGGAGGAAGTGTAGGTACTTATAGTAGAGTAAAAAATAGAAATAAACTAGCTTCTAGAGTTCAGGAAATTATGAATGATGACGCTTTTATGGGTATTATTAATAGAGGTCAATCTAGTTCAGCAACTTCGTACTATTTAGATAAAGCTGATAAATACAGAGCTGAAGGTAAAGATAAGTTAGCTGATCAAGCAATGACTCAAGCTCTTATAAATGAAATATCAACATTAGATAATGCAGGTACATTAGAATTTTTTACAACTAGATTAAATGACTTTAGATCTCTTTCTGATACAGAATTTAAAAATCTTTTTGGTATAGCTCAAGATATACAAATAGATAAAAATAAAGTTATTGATAATATGCTAGAAGAAACTGAAACTATAGTTAGAAGAAAAAATGCTTTAGATGAAATGTTTTCTGAAGAAGCAACAAAAGGTCTTCCAAGAGTTTTAATGGGAAAAACTAGAAGAGAAAGAGAAGCAAACAGAATAAAAGAAAATCAAATGCTTAAAGCTCAACTTCTTCATAATGCAGTTTTTTTAGATACTATAAGTAACCAAAAAGAAGATAAAGCTAAAGAAATAGATTCACTAGTTCCAGGTGTAACCTTAAGCACATTAGAAGAACAAGTAGATTTAGCTACTGAGCAATTTGATGCTTTAGTAGAAGAATACATTTTAAATGCACAAGCAACAGGAAAAACAGATGAAAATGGAAATGTTATAACAACTATGGCCCAAATTCCTAAAGAAGATTTAAATGAACTGCATAATAAAGCTTATAAAACTTTTACAGATGGTGTTGCAAATTCAGTTAAAAATGTTAAATTTGAACATCCTTTAGATAAAGAGGCTATACAAAAACAGATGTCAGAATATTATTTTTTACATCGTAATTTACAAGATCTTATGGAGAACTGGAATAGATTACAAACAAATAGAGGACGAACTAATTATATTAGAGCTGCCTTAGCTGCAGGAGAGCAAAGTATTAAAAACGCAGCAAATAGAAGAGCAGATGAAATTATAAATACTGAATCTGATCCACAAAGTGCATTAAGAAATATTCCTTCTGCAGTTAGTAAAGCAAAGCGTAAAGAAGTAGAAGCTGAAGTTAAAAAAATGCAAAAACAAGAAATAGCAATTCAAGATAAATATGGAGATCCAAATGTTTCTGTTGAACTTATAGATAAGGAAATAGAAAAAACTATAAAAGAATTAGATGAAATTAGAGATAATCCTAAACAGGCTAAATATTTAAGACATAAACTTAATGTTTTAGAAGCTCTTAAAGCTGTAAAATTAAATCCTAAAAATAATACAAAGAAAGAAACCCCTATTGAAGAAGATGAGAAAAGCGGTAAGCATAGATCTTTTAGAAAAATTAAAGGTATTCCTCCTGTAACTAGTAAAGAAGAAAGATTAAAATTATTAGAAGATGTTCTTCAAGACAAGCATAAAGAAGTATTACAACTATACCGTGATAAAAATAGGTCAGAAAAAGAAATAGAAAGATTTATTTATAGCAAAGCTAAAGAAACAGGAAAAGGAAACGAATTAATTGCTGATTTTTTAATGGAAGATATTTTAAATAATCCTCAAGAACACAGCGAAGCTATACTAGTTAATGCTATGCAAAGATGGATATGGGGAACTGGTCCTATAAATACTGGTAATTCTGAACGAGTTACTGCAGAATTAATGCCAGAAATAAAAGAAGAAATAGAAGAAGGAATACCTCTTCGAAAAAGTGATTACGATTCAAAATTAATGGGAACATTATCATTTCAAGCTCCTTATAGAGCAGGAAGAGACAATGCAAAGGGAAGTAGAAGATATGCTTATGAAAAACTTATTGAGTTAGGAGTTATAGAAGGTGATGTTGTTTTAAACACAGAAGAAACAGTTGAGGGTGAAACTCAAACAGATAAAACAGATTTTTCAACTGAAGAAGTAATAATAAAGGAAGAGATATCTCCAGAAGAAGAACAAAGATTAAAAGAGGAGTTAAATGATGATATGAAAAAAGATATAGATAACTCAACAGCTGAAGTAGATGTACTTCCTATAGAAGGTGTAGATGAATATTATCAACAACTTTTAGAAGAGGAGGAACGGTTAAGACAAGAGCTTAACAAAGAAGACGATAATTGTAATACTTAATATATGGGATGTAATAAAAAAAGAATAAGCGATATAGAAGCTAGACTTGCTGAAATCGCCAAATTAAAAGCTGCAATTGAAGCTAGACTACAACCTAATAAAGAAGTTGATAGTAGTAAAATAAAAATTGCTAATGCTAAATATGGTAATGAAATTCAAAATGTAGAAGGTAGGATTAGAAGAGCTGTTAGAATTCAAGGTGATGAAATAGTACCTGTAAAGAAAAATCCAAATACTATAAATAATGTTTCTGATAATTTAGATCAATCTAATTTAAATACTCCTAAAGTATTACCTGGAGATTTTGTAGAAATTCAATTTATTGAAAATGATTATTGGGCAAATAATAAAGATAAATTTGAAGAGCCTTGGATAGAAGCTCCTTTATATATTGTAGATAAAGAAGGTAATAGATTAGATTTATTAGAATCTTTTAAAGAACATAATGTAAATACTCATATTAGAAAAGCAATATATGAAGCTTTAACGGCTAAAAATCCGAAAAAAGTTGAATTACAAGTAGACTCTAAAATACCTAATTTTAATAATATTAGAATTGGGGGTATGCCAGTATTTTTTAATATTACTGAAGAGTTAAAAATGACTACACTTAGAGATATTGATGGTAATTTTATAACACCTACGGGAGAAGAAACTAGACCTATATTACTTGTTGCTACAGGTATAGGTAAAACTCCTAGATGGAATCCTGGAGATTTAAGCTATTTAAACCCAAAGATACAAGAGGCTATTATTGGAGATTTAGGAGATCCTACTAGAATACCTCAACCTGAACATATGGGACAAATATTTTCTCTAACCATGACTCCAGAAGGTAAGTATTCATATGTTAAATTAAGTACTAGAAATTTATCTGATAAGGCTTATGAATATATATTAAATGAATTATCTGAAAATAGAGTTGAAAATATTAATCAAGTAGTAGGTAATAGCACATTATTTGAAGTTGCACATAAAGATCCTAATTTTTTATCTATTGAAGAAGTTCCTCTTAATGAAGGAAATGTAGTATTCTTAAATTTTTATAGTCCTACACATGATAAAGCTATAAGAATAGATTCTAAAGAGTTTAATAAAGGGTTAAACGGAGAAGAGTTTGTATATGATGTTGGGCGTTTTGTAGAAGAGTCTATAGATTCTCCTGTACCAAACTTTAAATGGAAAACATCAAAGAAAATAAAATCTCCAAAATCAAAAGAAACAAGTTATTTAATAAATGAATTTTTAAATACACTTAAAAATAAAAAACACCAAATAAATGTAGATTTATTAACTAGCCAAGAAAAATTTTCTATTCCAGGATTTACTAAACCTGGGGGATATAATTCATATCAAGAATATTTATTTGATGAAGAGGCTCATGGTGACCCCTATGCTTATAATATACCAATTAAAAACCATGGAGCAATTTTAAATACAGATTTAAAAAATATAGAAGGATCTATTTACTATAATACACATGTAATATTTAATGATGTATTAATAGACGGTAAATCTATATTAACTGATCCTACTATAATTCCAGAAGGAGGTTTAAATCCAGCTATATCTCCTAATTTAGGGCCTCCAACAGCAAAAACTAATCCACCTAATATATCTGCAGCTCCTAAAATAAAACCTGAAGATTTAGATGACTTAACTGTATTTAGCGCAGAAAGAGATGCTAGACATTCTCCTAGAATAGATAAAGAAAAAGCAAAACAGTGGTTAGAAGATAGATTTGGTAAAGGATCTACCACTGTATTAGAAGGAGTTAATAAAATAGGTAATATAACTAGACATGGATATTTTGAAAATATGGCATTTTATTTATACCAAAATGCTAAAATAGGAACAGAATTTCATGAAGGATTTCATGGTATGTTTAGAATATGGATGAATGATAAACAAAGAGAATCTTTGTATAAAGAGGCTAGAAAAAAATACGGTATACCTACAGACAAAGAAATAAGAGAAATAAATAAGATACGAAAACAATTTGGACAAGAAAAGTTATCTATAAAAGAAGCTGAGAAATTAGTACTAGAAGAAAAAATGGCTGAAGAGTTTAGTGAGTATATGCTAACTGATGGGCAGGCAACTCCTGGCGGCAAAATAGGTAAGTTCTTTAAAAATATATGGAATTTTATTAAATCTCTTTTTAAAGATAGTATGACTATAAAACAAGCTTATGAAATGCTTGAATCTAACGTAGTTCCTGTAACATTTAAAAGAAATATACAAAGATTTAGACCTGATACAGCTAATAGTATAGAAGGATATTCAGATGCAAATATTAAAGAAGTTATAGACTATTTAACAGCTAGATATAGAAATACAATACAAAGTTATAAAGATCAAAATAAAAAAGTTCCATATAAAACTTTAAATAATAAAGTAAAAAATTCAGTTCTTAGAGAGGCTTTTTCTACTAATGAGGGACTACCCATAGAGGGAGCAGAGAAATTAGAAGTATTAAGAGAATGGTATGAAAAAAGAGATGACAAAATATTATTTAATAATCAAATTAAAAAACAATCTGTTAGACCTATAAAAGGAGAGCCTAAAACTCATATGTATCCTAATCAAAATAATCATGAATATTTATTAAATATTTATACAAATTGGAATGATATAATTGATAATTCAGAACTTGAAAATTTAAGAAGAGTAGGATTTGAAAGTTTAATGCAGGATGGTTTAGTAAATTATGGATTAAAATTAAAACTTGGAGAAGTTATATTAGAAGAGGTAGAGGAGGGAACAGCTTATGAAAGAATTTATTCTAGATCTAGAGTAGAAGAAGATATGAGAAATAAAATAAATTCTCAAATAAAAGAATTTTTATCAACTATTCCTTCAGGAGAATCTTCATATTTAGGCTATGAAAATTACTTACCTTTTGATACGGTCTATAAAGACATTCAAAGTATATTAGCAGATTCAACATCCTTTCCAATAATACTTAACAGATTAGATATTGCAGGTAAAACAAAACCTCATATAGCTGAAGTTGTTAAACGATTAAGAGAAACTACAGATAATAATTTAAGAGCTGGTTTTGCATTTACTTTTATGCAAAGTAAAAATAATTTTTTCTTAGCTAAAGAAACTACAGAAGGATTACAGTTTATGAATTCTAATAGAAATGCGGTAGAAACTAGAATTATAGATCAATGGAGAACAAATGCTGTGCAGCATAAAGGATTTCCAAATGAAAGACATTTATACAGTATAAGACAAGTTGGGGATAATTTAATTTATAGTACAAATAAAAAAAGAGTATCTAAATTAAATACAACTTTTAAATCTATGAATAAAATTTATAATGATAATCCGTCTAAACCTTTACCAGAAAAAAGAATAGAAGATTTAATTAATTTTTTACATATTTTAGGAGTTGATATAACAAGCTCACCTCAAAAATCTAAAGAATTATTAACAACATATTTTAATGAAGGTTCTACCGAATTTTCTAAAACAGGTCAAAAGTTAAAAGGAGTTGCATTATATAAAAATATGCTAGATAATGGAACTGCGACAGAAGTATCTAGACTTGTAAAAGGTGTAAATAAAGGAGAAAATATATATACTACTTATAGAGGTATTTTATCTAAATTTTCTAGTATAGCAATGTCTGGACAAGTAGATTTATTTACATCATTTTTAAATGTTAAAAATAATTCAATACATCCTATAAATATGCCTACTCCTATGGATGATTTAATTTTAAATCTTAAAGGTAATAATAGAGAGTTTTTTGAACCATTTTTAAAAGATGTATTTTATAATCCTGCAGAATATAATTCTAAAGCCAGATCTTTATGGTTAACAATATATGGAGGTCTTGCAGGTAATTTTTCTAATGAAGCTAGAGCAAATTTAACAACTGAAATATTTGATGGATATGTAAAATTTAGTGGAAGATCTTTTGATTTTGGTGAAATGAATGAGATACAATCTGCTTATATAAGACTTGGAGCTTTTATGGATAGATCAGGAAAAAGAGGATACGTTAAAATGTTTGTACCTAATCTTTCTGACAGATCTAAGTTAAAAGCTTATACAGTTCCTTCTATAGATACTATTAAAACTAAACTTAATTTATCTGATAAAGATATAATTAAAGGTCTTATAATTCAAGACTTGATGAGATATCAACAAGCAGATTTACAAACAGAATCAGTAGAAGAAGGAGGATTACCAGATAATCAGTTAATACCTGGATTTCATTATCAAGAATCCCCAAGAAGTAAAGATGGTAAAGCTTTTCAATTGTTACAATTAACACCGGTTGAAAATTCAGCTGTATTTCAAACAAAAATACAATATCTTTTAAGTGATGTAGACTGGAAAGATTATCTTTCTGGAGATGTGATGGTTATTAATAGAGAAGCTGTTAATGATGCTTTAAACAATGAGGTTGCAAAAGTTATAGATGCTTTAAACGAAAGAGCTAAGAAAAATATGGCTTATTATCAATCAAAAGGTATATTAGATAAACTTAAAAAATCTGTTTCTAATCCATATTCTAGTCTTGAAGAATTATTTAGACAATATGAGTTTAATAATATGGTTCATAAGATTGAACTACAAAAATTTACTAGAGGAGGGATAGCTTTTAATAAAAGTTATACAGATTTTTCTAAAAGATTTGGTAATATGGAAACTCCTGGGTATAAATTATTATTAAAAGGAGACTTAAAAGATCCTGGATATGGATTTTATAGACAGTTTAATGAAGGTTTAATGGAAGACTTTTTTACTACTCCGGTAGTTTATGAGCAAATTGGGGATTCTATAACAGCAACTTTAGAAGCTCAAGGAGATATAAATGCAGAAAAAATAGGAAATTCATATAAAAGGTCTAATAAGTCAGATGCTTTTGGAGTTGTATCTATAGATTTTTATAAAGCTTTTAAAGAAGGTAAAGGAGAGTGGCAAAAAGAAGATGAAGAGGCATATCAAAATTATAAAAATGGAAGATCTGGAAATAAATTTTTTAGGGATAATAGTGGAAGGCGTAGAAGACTTGAGCCTATAAAAGGATATTTTGATGCTATGGTTGAAAAAAATGGTATGATGATGCCTCAAAATACAAAAAATTCTTATATGGTATTAACAGAAGAATTTACATTAAATAATCCTACTGCAGAGTTAATTAGACAAAGATTAGAAGGTGAAGGAAATTTTGCAGAATTACCTACTATGCATGTATTAAATACTGTAAGTACTAAAAAATTAGCTTATACAGGAGTAGAAAATTTAAATGATACTGATCAAGTGTTAGACAGATTAACTAATATGGATGTAACTACTTTACCTGGATCAGGATTTAGAATACCACAAATAATACCTGAAAAAACTAAAGATTATGGTTTATTGGGTAGACAATTTATGTTAGGTATTATATCTAATATAGATTTAAATGATCCCGCATTAAATTATATTGTAAATCAAAATAGAATTAATGAAAGAGCTTTAAATGGAAGACAGGTATTTGATTTATATCATAATACTGTATCAAATATGATTGATAAAAGCTATAAAAAGCTTATGAATGATTTAGGATATGGAGATTTAGTAAAAGCAGTTGGATATGAAGCCCAAAATACAGCACAATTAAATTTACTTAAAAATTTAAGAACCAGATTAATACAAGAAATTAAAGATAGAGAATTAGCTGAAAATTATATAAAAGCTTTAGAGATTGAAAAAACAGAAAAAGGAAACTATAGATTTAAAATACCTTTAGCTTTTCCAACTTTAAAACGAAAGTTTGAAAGTATTATTATGGGGATGCTTAAAAAAGATATTGTTAAACAAACAATTAATGGAGGAAGTGCTAAACAAATAGCAGAATTAGGAGGCCATATAACATGGGATCAAGCTACGGGTTTACCAAGCTCTTGGACAGAATTAAAATTTATTAGAAATGAAAATGGTACTATAAAACATGCAGAAGTAGCTATTAGTGAAGAACTAGCTGCTCAATATGGATTTAAACCTGGGGAAGATTTATCCACAATGCCTGAAGAATTAAGAATATTAATAGGATATCGTATTCCTACTCAAGGTAAAAATTCTATGCTTCCTATGATTATTAAGTATATATTACCTAGAAATTATGATCAAGCAATTATGGTTCCTGCAGGTATTACAGTTCAAATGGGAGCTGATTTTGATATTGATACATTACAATTAATGAAGCCTAATACAAGAAAAAACCCTGAGACTGGAAGACAGGAAAAAATAAATGTAAATTATAGAAATTTATTTATAGGCCCAGAAGTAGATTATTCAGCATTAGAAAAACTAGAAAGACCTGAGTTAGAAAATATAATAATTGATTTAGCAGAATCTATTCTTAAATCTTTTGCACATTTTGGAGAGGTAGTAACCCCATTAGACTCTCCTAATCTTGCATTTATAGCAAATCAAGTTAAAGAAACTTTAGGACTAAAAGAAGAATTTGATCATAATGATTCTTTTTCTGAAATTCAATTAGAAAGAATGAATAAAGATGGTAACAGTGGTATTGGAATATATGCTAATGCCGCAACCGGTAAAAATATTGCAGTTTATTCTCAATTACATTTAAAAGCTGGTTTAGCTCCTGTTATAGATGGTCAAGAATATAATAATTTACAATCTATATTTGATGATAAAACTACTTCTAATCGTACAAGAGGTGAAAAAAGTGAATTGATTGAATATAATATTTCTAAGCGTATTAGTTCTGCAGTAGATAATGCTAAAAATCCAGATATGTATTTTAGAAATGATAATGCTTTAACTGCGCCTATTAGTATTTTATTTGACTCTTTAGGTATTAATGAATATGTTACGCATGACTTTTTAAATCAACCTGTTATTAGAATGTTAACTAGAGTATATCAAGATGGTGAATATACACCTAATATGTTATACGAAGCTGTAAGTGAAACTTGGAATACCTATACATCAAAATATACTGTTGGGCAGCATATAGATATGCCATTTTCAGAAGTTTCAGATTTTGGATTTGTAGAAATGTCTACGGAAAAATTAAGTAATATATCAGAAGAAAATATAATTCATGAAGATCAACTTCAGTATCTTAGTAATTTCTTATCTTTCCATAAAACAGGAAGAGATTTAACAAGTGCTTATGTACTTTTAAATCAAGATAAAGGTGCAGATCAGGCTAATTTTGGTGGATTATTATCATATAAATCAAGAAAAGATGTTTTAGTACAAAACGATTTAATTGGAGGTCTTAATAGTGTTTTAGAAGGAGAATCATATCCCCTACAAAAATCTTACAAACAGTTAATTGATAAATTATTAGATTTTGGATCAGAATTTTTTATTCATAATAAAAGATCTGTAATTAAAGTTAAAGAGCAAATAAGAACATTATTAAATAAAGATAATTTATCTGATGTTGATCATAGACTTATAGAAGAAGCTATATTATTAGAAATAATGTCTAAAGAAAATAGCCCTTTAAAATCTACAGTATTTACAGAAGATAATATAAGAAATCTATTAATACGACCAAAAACAAATGTATTAGCAAAACTACAAGATTTAAAAGCTAAATTTCCTAGATTAGAGGAAAATATGTTTATAAAAAATATAATAGAACATCCAGAAAATCTTAAGGAAGATTCAATATTAACTAGAGTTAAATTTCAAAATATTAATTCATTTACAAAAAGTGAAACAGATTTATTTTCTTTAGGATTAAAAAATCTATTTTTAGATTCAGAAGCAGAAATAAGAGAGTTGGCTACTGATTTTATACGTATATCTTTATTATCACATGGATTTACTCCGGGACATGATAGTTTTATAGATATAATACCTGTAGAAGTATTAAGTAATTCATCAACTTATTTTTATGAGCAATTTGAATTATTAGATGAAATAGAATATTTAGGTAATAATTTTGCACATGATTTTATACGTAATTTTTATTACACTGATGTAGTTAATCAAATTAAAGTTAATAAAGAGTCTGTAGCTGCAAATACAATTCAACTAAATAAAAAAGATAGTAGAATATATTCTAAGATTTTAAATAAAACAACAGATTATTTTAAAGTGTCTTCTCCACAAGGTACTAAATTATTTGTTAAAGTAGACGAAGTAGGTGATAATGTTTTATATAAAAGATCTACTACTAAAGGAATACCTTATGGATTAAAAGAATTAAATATTTATAATTCTGAAGGTATGAGAGTAGATAAATCTGTAATACAAGGTAATCAAGCAGGTAGAGAAAATATTCAACCAGGTTTAGCAAAATATCATGAACAAAGAATAGATGAAATTGTTGAGGATAATGAAGATGCTAAAAAAAGATGTGTAAATATAAAATCAATATAATATGAAAAGATGTAGATATTACTTACATGGTAGACCTAATCAATTTTTAACGCATTTATATAATGCGTTACAGGAAAGAAATCCTAATTTAGGTATGATACATGATATTTTAAAAGAGTATAACGTTATACAGCAATATAAAGGACAAATGTATATTTATCAAGGAGAAGACTCTAGTATAGCTTTAAATCATGTTAGAAGAATAAATAGAAGATATCCTAATTTAATTGACTATGAGTATAAAGGGCAAACTAGAAATAGATTTGGACATGAAAGAAATGAAAAGTATACCTTTAAAATAAATACTGCAGTTCTTAACAATATCAAAAATATGACTTTTCCTGAAGATATTGCAGAAATTCAAGCTGAAGAGGAATTATTAGCTAGACAAAAGGAAGAAAGAGAAATGAAATTAGCTGAACAATCTCTTTCTGAGCAGGTTAGAAGAGAAAATACATCAGAAAATAGAGCTTTATATGGAAAAGAAGAGGCTTTAAGTGAGTCTGCTAAAAAAGCTTCTAAATTACAAGATGTTTTTAAAAACGTAGGAATAAAAACTAGAATAGAATTTACTAATGATTTAGCAGAAAATGTTTCTGCTGATGTTAGAGGTGTGGGACCTAGATCTGCTGTCATTAGATTAAATAATGAATATCTACAAGATGATAGTGTTTATCATGAATTTGGGCATATATACGTAGATTTATTAGGAATGCAAAATCCTTTAATAAGACAGGCTTTAAAACAATTACAAGGATCTTCTATAGCTTTAGATGTAATAGATGCTTATCCTCATTTAGATGGAGTTAAATTAGATAAAGAAATATTAGCTACAGCTATAGGTATAGAAGGAGCTAAAATAGAAAGAAAAAATCCATCTAAATTTAGAATATTATTAAATAAAATATTTAGATCTATTGGAAAAATGTTTGGAATAAGGCAAAATGCTGCTGCCGTATTAGCAGAACAAATGTTTGCTGGAGAATTAAGATCTGAGGCTTTTGTTGGTAATATAAGTGGATTTACTCAAGAGTCTAGAGACAAAAATTCTTTACAAAAGAAAATAGATGAAGTTAGAATATATACTAGACAACTTAAAAAAATAGCAGAACAACGTAATGATGCTGCAAGTCAAGCAAGAGCTGAATCTCTAGAAGAAACTTTAGAAAGCGTAAAGACATTAGAGGATTTTATATCTTTTATAGACATGTCTGCTAAAATTACAGCTAATATTGCTAATAAATATCAATTATTAGAAAATAAAATAAAAAATGGTGAAAAATTAGATTCTAAAGATGCTTCTAGTGTTTCAGAATTAAATGAATATATTAGAGGATTTGATATTTTAGAAGGATTAGAAACATTATTTACTACAGAAAAGCAAGGCATGGCAAAACATACAACTGCTTTCCAAACTACATATGATAAATTAGGCGCTGTAGTAAGACAAAGAAGATCTTTACAAGATCAATATTTCAGAATAGTTATTCCAGCAATGGCTGATTTTTTAACTCCTTATATTTCTCAAGAAGTAAATGAAAATATAGACAGTTTAATACAAAATATTGATGAACAAGAAACTTTAGAAAATAAAGTAGTAGCTGCTACTAGACATCTAGATAAAAAAAGTAATAAATTTGTTTCTTTACAAAATGATCTTAGAACAAATAGGATAACTAAAGAAGAATATGATGAAAATCTTATTGAATTAGTAAAAGAACAGTTAGAAAGTAAAAAAATGCATAAACAGGCTTTAACTGAAATATTAACTAGAGCTTCTAAAGATGCAAGTAAGTTTTCATTTTGGTTAGATCCATTAGTATATTCTAATGATAATGCTATTCAATTATTTGCACTAGCGGTTAAAGACTCTTTAATAAAAGGCGAAGATAAAAGTAGAGATACTGCATATGAAATAATGAATCTGTATAAAGAATTTAGTGAAGGAAAGTCTATTAATAATGTTGAAAAATTATATGGAGAAATGCTTGAAAGTGTTAAAACTTGGGTGAGAGATGAAAAAGGTACTTATAAACAAATTGATAGAGCTAGTATAGTACAACCAGATGATATGAATAGGTACCAAATTAATAAACAAAAAGCAGTTATAGAAGCAAAAAATAAAACTTATTTTAGAGAAAGAAAAGATTTTGAGAGCGATGAGTTATTTGAAGACTATTTAAATAGTATAGATAATTACAAAGTTAATGGTAAAATTGTATACAGAGCTCAAACTAGAGATGAATTGTACAGATTAACACGAAGAGCATTTGGAGAGGCTATGGGTAAATGGAGAAGAGAAAATACAGTACCTAAAAAAGATGCTCAACAAATAATGGAAAAGCATGAAAAAAAGATTCAAGATCTTTATAAAGTAATGAGACCATTCCAAAAAAAGGTAGATGATAATACAATTACCGCTTTAGAAGTAGATCAATTGACTACTTATGAAATGGAATTAAGTATTTTAGATAATTGGAGACAAACTAATTATTATGTTAATCCTAGATATCCATCACAATTAACTCCTAAAGGATCTTTATTAAGACCCTCACGAGGAGAAAAAATGTCTGACGGGAGAAAAAGAACAGACTATACGAATCCAAAGTATAAAGCTATTATGGCTAATCCTAAATCTAAAAAATTCTATGAAGGAGTTTTAAAAATATATAAAGAGCATCAAGATAAATTAGGATCCGCAGGTCATCAATTAGGAAGAGATAGTTTTAGTGAAATGTCGTATATGTTACCTTCAATAAGAAAAGTTGATAAAGACATGCTTATAGAAAAAGGAGTATTACCTACATTAAAAGAATGGTGGATTGATGGTACAGATATTACAGAAACAGATCAGCATATATACGGACAGCAATGGGAAACCATTGGAGGTAAACAGCGTAAAGTTGTTCCTGCATTTTATACTAATGCAGTTGACAAAAAAGATATTAGTTTAGATATAACATCTAGTTTACTGCAATTTGTGGCTATGGCAAATACTTACGAAGCAAAAGCAAGTATTCAAGCAGAAATACAAATCATGACAGATATAATTGAATCTAGAGAAACAGATTTAACTTCTCCATCAGGTATAAAGATTATAAATAGTTTAGCAAAAGGTTTAGGTATTGAACAACCTAGGTCTAAAGAAGGTCATGAAACTAATAATTTTAAACATTTAACATCTTTTTTAGATCAAAATATATATGGAGAAAAAACAATTAAAAAACAATTTACATTTTTAGGTAAACAGTTTGAAGCTAATAAATTATCAGGTAAATTAGCCGGATATACTGCTATGAATGCTTTATCTTTTAACTTATTGCAAGGAGTTAACCAAAACGTACTTGATAATATAATAGGATGGAGTGAAGCTGCGGCCGGTCAGTTTGTAGATAGAAAATCAGTTTTAAAAGCAAAAACAACTTATTGGAGTAAAGGTGGAGGAATTGGAGATTTAGGTAAAATAGCTCCTACTACATTTGTAGGCCAAATGTTAAATGAGTATGATATGATTCAAGGACAATTTGCTAAAACTAACGGTAAAAATGTAACAGGTTCAAATGCTAAAAAATTATTTTCTTCAGATGCATTGTTTTTCTTACAACATGGAGCAGAGCATGAGGTGCAAGTTACTAGAGGTATGGCAATGCTTGAGTTTATGAAAGCTAAAGATAAAAATGGTAAACAATTAAAAAATCCTGATGGATCTGATATGACAATGTTAGATGCTCATAGTCAAGTTAATGGAAGACTTAAAATAGATCCAAGAGTAGCTAATTTTGATAAGGTTAGATTTATGAATAGACTTCACGGTATAAATAAACGTACTAATGGTGTATATAATCAATTTGATTCTAATCATTTAAAAAGACATTGGTATGGTAAATTGGTAATGTTATTTAGAGGATGGATGGTTCCTGGATACAGAAGAAGATTTGGACATGGAGAAACATGGCATTCAGATCATGAATTAGGAGCATTGACTCAAGGAACTTATGTTACTTTTTATAAAATGCTTAGAGACTCTATTAAATCTCAAAGCAATCAATATAAAAATATGTCTGAACTAGAAAAACAAAATATAAGAAGAGTAGCAATAGAAATAAATTCTCTTGCTGGATCATTTTTACTTTCTTTTGCAGCGGCATTACTAATAGATCCTGATGATGAAGAACCTAATTCTTGGGCAACTAATTTCTTATTGTATCAAAACAGAAGACTACGATCAGAACTTTTATTTTATGTAAATCCTGAAGAAACATGGAGATTAACTAAATCTCCTACTGCAACAGTTAGACCTATAGAAAATATTTTTGCATTTGCTTTATCTACTTTAGAAAATATGTATTATTTTGGTACTGGTAATATGGGAGGATTAATACCTGAAAAAAATATATACTACCAAAGAAAATCAGGTAAAAATAAAAAAGGAGAACTTAAATGGGATAATAAACTAGAAAAGGCTGTTCCTATACTAAAAGGTGTTGGGACTAGTACAACTCCTGGAGAGGCTATTAAGTGGTTTAATCTCTAGAAAAATTGTCGGAAAAAAGGGGGGTAATTAACCCCCTTTCTTTTTACATAGACATTTTTAATAACAATAAATATCCAATCAAATCATTAACTGTATCTTCTGTTTCATCATTAATACCTTTGTTTTTAATCCTCATAATTTTATCATCAATTCTAGCACATAAAGCTTCGGTAGCGTTAAGTTTGCTGAATATACCAGCAGGATTTAACGCACTATCACCGTATGCTTTATTTTTTTCTTTTAATAAATCTGTTACACTTTTTACAATGATATCTAATTTTTCATCAAAGGTTATATATTCTCCTTTGTTTCTATCAAAATCATAGTAATATTTACTATGACCTCCAAATGTATCACTTATATTATATGATTTATTAAACTCCATACCTTCAGGTACAGACATTTTTATATCTTTTTTCTTTTTTGTCATATTTTTAATTGTTTTTTGATTTCATATATTTCTAAATCATAAATTTCTTTATCAAAATCTATAGCTGTTAATAATTCAGATTCAGGATCTATATCTGCGTTCAAAGCTTTTTCCATTGCTTTTCTTCTTTTTTCTGATTTCCATAAAACCTGTGCAACTTGTCCTTTTTTGAAAGAAAAATCATGAAATTCTAATATATCTAATTTATAGTCTTCATCTAATTCTGAGTATTTTCCTTGTTTTAATTTATTATAATTTTTAACATGTATTTTAGGAATGTTAAATATAAATAATACATGATAAGGATCTATATCTATTTTTTCTAAGAAATTATTAAAAGTTTTTATTGCTTTTTCAAATTTTAAAAACAAAGGATCCATAGAAAATTTATATAGTAATACAATGCAATCTTTTTTGTCTTCTATGCCTACAAAGGCATTCATCAATAATGTGTTCCAGAAAAATAATCTTCTTTTTCCTCCTAACATAGGTAAAATAAATGTTGAGCTTTTAGTTCTTTTGGCTGTTGATAAATCATAGTATAATACGCCCTGTCTTGTTATTTGTTCAATTATATTTATTTTATATTTAAATTTTTTAATATCCATGATTGAGTCTGTTGATGTAATTATACCATCTGGACTTTCTAAAGATATGATTTTATTATTTACCGTATGAGGTATTAAAGATTTTGTTCCACCTGAAAGTCTAATTGTTAAAGCATTTACAGGTTTGTATATTAAATCAGTACACTTTATTGCCATAGATCATCAGGATTTTTAGATTTAACTTCATTAATTAGATATTTTAAAGTTGGTAATTCAATATCTAATTCTTTACGAACTTCACTTTTACATTTTAAAATGTATATAAGTTTGAATGTCTCTGCAAAGTTAGAGATTCCACCATGAATTCCAAATTTTTCTATATATTTTTCTAATACAAATTCAGGAAGATCTAATGGACGAGTAGTATTTACCCATTTTTCTGAAGTTTTTTCTCCTACTTTTGGTACTCCTTGTATACCATCTGTTGAATCTCCCATTAACATTTGTTTCCATAAAAATGTTTTAGCTTGACCGCTTGTACATTCTACGTGTTCTGCTTTTCCATAATTATAATGTTTTCCTTCATTTTGATAAAGTACATCTTTATCAGGACTGCATATAACTGTATTTTCATTGTTATGATATATAGAAACTAAATCATCAGCTTCTAGCTCAGTAACAGATGTAAATCCCCAATGTTGTCTTAAATATTCTTTTATAGCAGGAAATATAATAGGTTTATCACCGTGTTTTCTATTTCCTTTATAAGGTCTAGTTTTAGCTGCCGCATATCTAAAACATTTACCAGATGTAAGAAATCCAGCATAGTGTGTTGCTTCTGTTTGTTCAAACATTTGATGCAATCTACCATCCAAACTTTCTATCGCCTCTTCTAGGGTAGGCTTACCCATTTCATAATAGATTAAACTATCGCCATCTATTAGGGCTATCTTTTCTTTCATATTTTAATTTTTAATGGTTAAACATATCAGGGGGTTTTGTCCTTGGAAATCATGTTTCACTAGGCCTCTGTTATCCCCCTTCTATGCAATCAAATTAAACATGAGTGTTATGCAAACAACTCTCCTCAGTTATTGCATATATTTTCTGTACTCAGGTTTAACTTGAACTTTAAATGTATACAATTCCCTATTATGGATTTGTATTTCTTTTCTACATTCTACTTCTAATGCTCTAAAACATCTTGAATCTAACATACCTTTATCTTCAAAATATTTAATAGCTTGTTCAGCATTACAATGAGATAATTCTGATATTCTATGTTTTTGTAACCAATATTGAACATCTTTATTTCTACTATAACTATATGATTTATTTTGTAAGAAATCAGAATATTCATATAATAAATACGGTTCTCCAGTAGGATCAATAGTTGGGATAATTTTTCCAGCCATTTCTAATTCTTCATCAGAAACGTCATATCCATCTATCATCTTTTTAATATCTTCCATTAACTCTTTAGTCATAGGAACTCTATTAGCAGATTGATTAAGAATAGTATCTGTTTCAATAACTTGTAGTTCACCATCCTCAACCATTGCAGCTAGTACAATAGCCATATTACTAAAGCAATAACTATCATAAGGAGCACTAGTATATTCTATATTCCATTGATTATAATTACCTAAAGATCTTTTATCTAATAAAACATTGTAACCAGTATCACTATGATAATCTTGAACTGCCTGTCTATGATCATTAGAAAAATATCCATTATATATTTTAAACATTAATTTATTTTGTGGAATATTATCTACTTGAGTATATGTATCATGAAAATTAGTATGCGGTATAATAAAATCAGCTTTTTCATAATCATTAGTAATACTAATTTTATGTTCTTTTAATGCTGCTTTTAATCTATCAGTTGATACATTATGCATTGGTAATATAAAAGCTCTTTTAACTTGAGTTAAATCAGCTGTTGTTTCTGTTTCTAAAAGTTCTATTAATTTATCGTATTGAGCTTTAGACTCTGATAAATATACCTCTTTTATATCCATATTACCAACCATAAATCCAACACTAGTACCGTCTTCGAATCCCAGATCAATTATTGCTTGATCCGGGAATTCACCTGCGTGTATATTTTTACTTGCCATAATTATTTAATTGTCATTTTGACGATAGCTGGATTCATCATCATTTGGTTAAACTTCTGCTTATTTCCATTAAATATAGTCCTAACTACTAAATATTTTAAATCATTAGTAAAATAGTCTTTTGTGCATAGATTAATAAGACGCTGTTGCATTTTTTGTGTTACAGTGTCCGTTTTTGAAAAAGCAACAGAGAAATTAGCTACTCTGGTTGCTAAAAGACTAGCTATATCAGCTCTATAGTTATCGTCTTTACCTATACACTCAGTTATTTGGGCCAATACTTCTTCTGGTCCAGTTACTATTTCTTTAGGAGTTATTAGCTTATCTAATTTGTTATTTATAAATGTGGTAAACATAGATGCAAATTCGTTACCTACACTACCTTCACCAATCATTTGGATTAACGGCAATTGGTCTTCAAAGCTCTTTATACTAGATATAGCATTAAAGAACGTTGAAATAGACCTAGCATTAGTCTCTTGTGTAACTAGTTCAGGATGCATTAGCAAGAAGTTAATACACCTAGTGTCTATATCATTCTCCTCCGCCCAGCGGGCCCATACATCTATATCAAACTTTAAGTTTGCAGTAATGTAACGAGTCTTCTGAGCTGCATCGACAGAATTAACCATATAATCTCCATTATCAGGATTAGCAGTTAATATAATATGCCAATCTTTAGGAAGAGTCCATGATATATATTGCTGTCTGTCTACTAGCTCCATACACGCTTGAATAAATCTTACATCTGCACGGTTCCAGTCATCAAGCAATAATACACCGCCTGCTTTCTTATCAGCGATCCACTCCGGGGCTGAATAAGACATTCTACTTTTACCAGTAGTTTGAAAACCTAGTTTAGAATGGTCATTAACTGCTACTTCATCTACCCATTTACCTATCTTTTTATCTCCCTTCATAGTCCACATTTGGAATTGTTTAATAGGAAATCCAACTAAATCTCCAAGCTCTTCGATTTGTGCTAAATTTAATTTAACAAAATCCAAGCCATGTGCTTGAGTCATATCCATAATACTAGTAGTTTTACCAATACCAGATTCACCTACTACTTCAATTGCTACAGGCTTTTTTCCGTCTGCCTGTAAATGACGATTGTTTTTTATGATGTGTCCTACAAAATTTTGTAGTTCATCAATGTTTAAGTTTACTTGATTCATTTTTGTTTAATTTAATTGTATTTTTATTCCAGTTAAATCTTCATTTATAGAAGATCTGCTACTATGTACCCATAAAGCATTCTTAGGGCATTTTTCAGGATTAGGGGCCTCACCATCAGTAAGACATATAAAAGCAGAGTATTTAGTTTTAGGGTCATTATAATGATCTATAACTGGTTGAAAATATGTTCCACCTCTACCTTTAATTTCCCAATTCTTTTTAGGATCAAACTCTGAAACATCAGTTAGTTCTGTATCAAACTGTGCTACAGTAATTTGGTTACCAGTTTTGTGCATATGATTTAACTCATGCATAAACTCTATTAACTCTTCGCTGCTTACTGAGCCTGAAGTATCTACGCCAACTAGCACATGATTTTTATGCTTAATTTTAAGACCCGGATTACCTGAATAACGCTTATTATATTTACGTCTAAGCTTTTTAGTATAGATTTTAGATGCGTTATTAATAAACCTTTTAAGATATTGCTTCCAATTGAATTTAGGAGGGTTTATAGTAAATAGTCTTTCAATAATCTCTGCTAGCTCACCAGGGATAGTACCACATTTCTTTTGGATCTCTTCTGCAGTCTGTTTCATCTGATGCTCATATTGCTTTTGTACTAGTTTCTTCTCAGCTTCAGGCAAATCACCAATTTCTTTCCATTCTTTATGGCAATATTGACTATTACCATCCATTTGGTCAAGAATTTCTTGTACCGCATCGCAGCTGCTATTACCATTACAATCCATAGTTTCTTCAAGTTTCTTGTAATAATAAGCAGTACCTGCTCTTTTCTTTAGATTAAGCTCTTTAAACGTATCCAAAGTTAGCCCGCCAGCTGGCAACATGTTACTATCAATATATTGGTTGATTTCTATATCTGCCGCAATATTAAATAGTTTTTTATTAGAGTATTTATCCGCTAATATAATATGTCCAAAAGCTATATGTAATAGCTCATGTTTTAGTAAACCTTGTTGATGTAACTCACTAAGTTCACCAAAGAAATCTGGGTTGATTACTAGTCTCATCCCAATACCGTGTTTTCCTACACCTGCGGTAGCGCACTGCTTATTGAATTCTTTTTGTAATCCAATAAGAAAGATACCATAGAAAGGCTCTGAAAATATCAATGTTTTTGATATTCTAGAGAGTTGATCTTGTACTGTTCTCATGTTTAATTTAATTTATTTAAAACTCGTCTCTTTCCCCATCTGCTTTCATTTCTTCATATGCCTCTTTTTTAGCGGCTTCATATTCATAATCCTCTATAGGTTCACAATGTTCTTTACACTCAGGACAAATATCACAATCATCATACATTAATGCTCCGCAACAATCGCTTAACATGTTGTATCCATATCCGTCATCTATAGGGTTACTTAATTTCCATTGGTCGTAATTCATAATTTTTTATTTAATTGATTTATAAGTTTCTTACTCTTTCCGCATTTTTAAATCTACGGTCTATTTCTTCACTAAGTATTTTACGTATTGAAGATTTATCTATGTTAAATTTTTCACTTATCTCCTCATGACTATTAGCATATGGGTTATTGTAAAAATATTCAATAACTTTTTTACCTACTATTTTCCATGATCTTGGAGTTCTTCTTGGTCTTTTTTTCATAATATAATAATGTAAAAGGAAAAAGGGGAGGAATTGTAATTACCACAAAGTATAACCGCACAGTTATTAATTAAATCACTAACCTCCCCTCTAACCTATAATTGTTTGATAAGTTCTACAACCTCATCTACTTGCTTTTTATTTCTTGGCATAAATAGCACATAGTGATGATTGTTTTCTTTAAGATGTTTCTTGAATAGTTTCCACCTTAAAGGAAAAGACTCATTTGCATAGCCTTTTGTTTCGATAATAAATTTACCGTTTGGATCTACAAAATCAGGAGTGTATGTTATAGGCCTGATTTTAGATCCTTTGTTATAAAGCTTTTTAGCTGTTCCTTCATAACAAGCTAAAGGATAAACCATTGCAGGAAATATAGTAAATGTTTCCTGTTCATATTTAACTTTAATTTTAGCTTCTTCTAATTTTTTATAACAATGTAATTCTAGATTAGATTTAAATTCGAGTCCTTTATATGTAGATTTTTTAGCATTTTTAACTTTAGATCTTTTTCTTCTAGCATACTTTTTCTTCGTCATAATTCATTACATTTGTTTGTAAATATCCTTCTAGTCCTCTATTTTTATTCCAAATATATGCTTGTCCGCACCGTAATGTTCCCACATAACCTTGTGTTTTATGCCAAGTGTCATTAGCACATATACTAGGAATAAATCTAACTTTAGTACCCATATACTCGTTAAGCATCTCTTTATGTTTATGCCCACAATGTACTTCTCTAACTTTACATCTACTCCACATTTCTGGTTCTTCAGTAGCAATTAATAATGGAAGCTCTTGAGGTTTTTCTTTGTCACCATGTGTAAACATAATCATATTTGTACCATATTCATAATATTTACGTGATTCTAAACTATTGTCTACAGATACATTTTTATTATTGTGATATAAAGCATCTAATACTTCACCAACATAAAACATTCGTTCAAAATCATGATTACCTTGTACAACTATCACATCTACAGGAGCAAATTGTGATAAATAATCAATTGCTTTTGTAACTAAATGCCAGTATCCTCTAAAAGATTGGCGCCAACGCATACTATCTTGTTGAGGTGTACCTTTAGTTGTAGCTCTACTCATACCTTCTGAATTAAGTCCGTCATTACCCACAGGTAAAAGAAATTTTTCAATCTCTAAACCATCCGCTTTTCTATGTAAATCTTGAATAGCTTGTATATAATGCTTTTCTAATGCTTCTGATCCTTCATCAGTTATTTTACCATAATGTATATCTGGTAAAGATATTTCATAGCAAATAGGGTCTTTTGGTTTTTTATATTTAAGTTTTGGTACTTTAGTTGATCTTGTTTTTATATATTTAAGTAGCTCTTCTTTAACCTGCGGCTGTTCATGCCATTGATTATGTGTTACTATACTATATCTTTGTTCTCCATTAAAGTTCTGCCAAAACTTAACAGACTTTACGTCTGCCATTGTTAATCCGTTATCTAATAAATGTTTTGTAAATGCTTGACTTTGACTTAATTCGTGTCCATTATCATTATTCATTCGTTCTTGTACCCATTCTTCTGAAGTTACAAGTTTTTTACAATCTTTAATAATAGCTATATCAATATCCCATTTATCAGCTAACCATTGTGCTCCTTTTTTTAAAAATCCTTTACGTGTTCTAAATTTTTCAATTACTTCATCTCTTGTCATTTAATATATTTTTAAGTTCATTAAAACTGTTTACTTTGTATATTAAATCAGATGGATCTTTTGATTTAAATTTACTTGGTATACAGATGTTATTAAAACCATATAAGTCACAAATTTTCTTAGCCATTGTTTGGCCTGGATTACTTTCTTTATTAAAATCGTTATCGTATAAAATTTCTATTGTATTGAATCTATTTTTAAGCTCACTTATTAATTTCTCATCTGGTATTTGCATTTCACTTTGCATAGCAATCGAATGATAGCCTGCAGCATATAAACACATAATATCTTTAAGTGAAGAAGTAATAATAAGTCTCTCACCCTTATTCGGGAGTTGGTTATAGCCTTGTATGTCTGTCTTTTTTGTATTGCTTAACCACTTATTTTTTTCTTCATAAGGAGAATAGATTTTATATCGATTTTTGAATTTAAAAGCGTAAGTTATTGATTTACAAGTAAATCTGTTGTTATTCACCCAGTAATGACTTATTGGTTCAACTGCAAAAGTATTAAGTATTTTTTTACTTACCAAATATTTTCGCCAAAAGTTCGCATCTTCTTTATTCCAAGATCTGCGTTTCTTTTTAATTATCGTAATTCTTTCAGTAAATTCAGGTTGGTTTCTTTTGTATCCAAGATATCCCATTGTAAATAAAGATTCTTCTTTTTTAGTACTTAAATTAAGATTAAAGTCGCAATCAATTATTTTAAGAGCATTTATAAATGTACAATTATATTTAAATTGTACATAACTAAAACAATTAAAAGTATGATCAGGATGTCCAAAATCTTTATAAAGTAAATTTCCGTTCCACGCTACAATAGATGCAGTTGGTGTCTTATCTTCGCGTAGTTCACTACAAAATTTTTTACCCAATTCTTTAAAACTAGGACAATAATACATAAAAATGTCATACTCAGTAATTTTACCAAGTATGACATCAGTATGTAAATGATCTTGACTGCTTCTTGAGCTAATCATTAAAATGGAAGGTCTTCATCTGTTTTACCATTTCCTGCCATCGCAGGTTCTGCTGTCCAATCTTCATTTTCATTAATAGTGTCAGGAGTTACTAATGTAGCTGAAGGAACATGTGTTCCCCATTTAAGGTCTGCATTAAAGTCAGCATTAAACGAACCATAGTCATCATTTAAAGCTCTAACAAATAAATCATCACGTTGAGGTTTTATTCGCCCAAAATGTTTAGTATATACTTGTTGATATTTATCATCTTTAACTCCAATAAGTACTCTAACTTCATTAGTATGTAAACTAGAAATTAATGATTTAACTTCTGATAAAGTTCCATTAGCTATTGCAGGCATAGAATCAAAATAAACTTCATCTCCTGATGCTACGTTAGCCCAAGCTTTAACAAAATTAATAAGAGTTTCTTCACCTGTATATGCTTTTCTTTGACCTTCTTTTTTCCACCACTCATATGTAGGTTCTTCTTCAGACCAAGTAGATTGACCAATATTATTCATCCATTGATATTTACCAGTTTGTGAAACTCTTTCTTTTGGTTGCATTAATATTTCTAATTTAAAGTTACCGTCAGAATTTTCTAACCAGAATACAATCTTCTTATATTCTTCATCTCCCATAGTAATATTATAATTAGGTTCTTGTTTAACATTAATTCCCACAGCATGTAATTCTGCTAATGTTGGATTTACCGCTATAACTTTTACATTAGTTAAACCTGAGAATGTTTTCATTCCCCCCATAACTTCTTCTGTACTTGCATTACTTTGTATTGCCATTTTTATTGTTTTTAATTATTATTAATTTATAGTTCAAACGTGTCATCGTCTTCATCTTCTAACTCTTCGTCAAAAGTTTCTTTTAATGTTTTTCCATCTTCATTTACGAAAGTATTAAAAGCATCATTAAGTGTATCTTGATCTTCTTGATCTAACTCTATCTTTTCTCCATCTTCATTTTTAGCTGTCCATTCTGCAGCTTCTTTAATAGTTTCTTCTGGAGTCTGAGTATGAGGGCCAAGTAAATCTACAATAGAATCATTAGTTTCTTTTGCTTTATTAACAAGATTTTCAGTTTCATCTATAGTATCTTGTATAGCATCTTCTAAAGTCATTTGATTAGGATCTATTTCTTCTAATTGTTCTTTAGTTCCTTCAAATCCTGGTATATCTTTATCTATAACAGTACCAGTTTCTTTTATTCTGTCTTCTGTTATATCATCTACAAAGCTAAAAGATAAAGCTTTTTTTCTACTAGGTCTTCTACCTTTAAGAAATGGATGTTTAAACATTTCATCTACTTCCCATGGTTTAATACCATATTTAATTGCCATTTCTGGTTTACTAATACCGTCTTTAAGATCCTGATCGATCATTGATACGGTAATTTTTTCAGGGGTTCTCCCTGCTTCTACATTTTTTCTCATTTTAATCATTTTTGTTTAATTTAATCTATATATATATCCGACCAATTCATAGGCATGGTCTCTCCTTTTAAATGTGCACATCTTGAACCTGCAGTTATATCATCCATAGAATTAAATGAAACCATAGTTTCTTCTTCTTCTCTATAAATATAACCAACAGCATCAGCATTAGCACAGGTTATTTGCTTAATTTTACCAGTTAAATCAAGATCCTTTACAGCAACCTCTTTACCTTTCTTTTCAAGCATTTTATCTTTAAGGTGTCCAACTAAGATAACATGATCCGCTAATAAGTTTAATCTATCTATCCATTTTTTATAGGCCATTCTTAAATATAAATAGCCAGCGCCATTAGGCAATGATAGTATTGACATACCAGGGTTTTTAGTTTCAAAGTTTTTACCCATAGGAGTTTTCATATAAATTTTCTTACCTTCTTCTTCACACCATTCTTCTAATTTAGATATAGTGTCAATAGCAATATATTTATAAGGTTTTCCTTGTTTGATTATTTCTCTACCGACATCAGCAAGTTCTTTTAAATTATTTACTTTAATTTTTAAAGCATCAATCATATCTGAACCATTTTCTAAGTCAATAATTAAACAATCATCTAACTGTGATAATATAGTAGTCTTACCAATTTTAGGAGGACCATATATTATCATATTTTTAGGCGATTTACGGCTAGCCTTTACCTTCGTTTTTGGTAATTCCATATTATTTGGTTTTAAGATATTCTCTAATTCTACTCTCGCTTCTATCAAGAACTTCTGCAATGTTTTTTATTGACATGCGTTTAGCTTTTAACTTTCTAGCAATTGTAGCCATTCTAATTACTGTTACAGATTTTAAATCTGTCCATTGTTTTGTTTTACTGTTCCAATTCATTATTTAGTTTTTAATTTACTCCTTAGTGTATTACGTCTAGCCATTAATTTAGAAGTTTCTTCTTCATTATTCTTAAATCTTTTTAATCGTTTATCTACATGATTAATTTCATTTAGAACTGCTAACTTTACATTTGTTTTTCCTTTCTTTTTGCTCATATTCTTTTATATTATTTATTATATTATTTACTCCTTTTTTCTTTATAGAGTAGACATAAAGTGTGCTCCATATTGCAAATATTCCTGTTAAAATTAATACTATATACATCATTTTTTTGTTCTTTTATTTATATCTTCATCCATTTGAGAAGCTGCATAAATTCCTACAGCTATCCCCAAAATAAATATTGTTGTGCAAATTATTATTTCCATTTTATATTATATTTAGTTATTAGTTCATCTCTTTTTTTAATAAGTTTATCTTTAGAAGCTGTTGGTAAAGAAAACATATCATTTCTAATTAAACCTATAGGATTTTTTCTATGTTCTAAACTATTAATTGTTTTAGTTAAATTTTTAACTATTTCTATTGCTTTTTCTTTCATTTTATTTCCTTTCTTTAATTGTAAATGTTGACATTTCTGCTTCAAAAGGTATCATACCAAGTAAACCATCTCTATTCTTTTCTACATGAACAGCTAATAATCCTATTGGATCTTCATGGCAATATGTCTCTGTTATTCCATATAAATCGTATGGACGTTGCAACATCATTACAACATGTGCATCCTGTCCGATACTATCACCACCAAATAAATCTGTTAGCAGTGGTTGATATTGTGCTTTAGCACGATGTTCCTGTTCTATATTTCTATTAAGCTGAGATAATAATATATTTATAACTCCCATTTTAGCTTGCATCCACATACATCCTTTAGATAGCTCATTTAATCTTTGAAGTTCTGAATCTGCATTACCTACTACTAACCTTGAGTGATCAAATATATTTATAATCCTAAGATTAGGATCATTATTTGTTATGTCTACATTAGTTTGCTTAATATATTCTATAGTTCTAGGAACATTATTAAAGTGAATAGGATATCTTCTATATTTTGATACTTTATCTTTATATAGTTCATAATCTTGTTCACTTAATTTATTTTCTACTGATAATAAATCTAACACTTGTTTTTTAACGTCTTTTGATCCAGCTCTTAATATTTGTTGGTGTCCTGGCATTTCAAAACTCCAATATAATACTATAACTTTCTCTTTAAGTTCATTATCTAATATGTCAAATATCATCTGATTACTAAATGCTGATTTACCTACTCCAGGTCTACCAGCAATTACATACATCTTACCAGGTTGTAATCCTCCTAATAAGTTTTTATTTAGTCTTGCCCATTTAGTTGGAAAGACTGGTCTATTACCGAGCATAGCAGTTCTAACCTCATTAATAGAAGTTGTAACTGATTGGTCTATGCTTTTAAAACCTCTTTTCTTATAAAGATCTTGTGATTCTTGGTTTAAGGGGGTCTTTTTGTATTGCATTTTCATCTAAGTTTTCATACTTTTCCCAAGTATGGTTATTAATCCATGTTTCTAAGTTTTGTAAATATTCAAGGTTATTTCTTTCAATTGCTAATTGTTTATCTAAACATTTCATTATATATTTATGTTTATATACTTTATTATCAACAATTTTTTTGTACCTCATTCTAGCTTTTTTATTAGCCATAGCATCTGGATCCTTAGCATGCAATACCCTAACACCTCTTGAAGAAGAATTGACTTTCATAGGATACTTGCTTATTAATTCTGCAAACATTGAATCAAAATCAGACACAAAAAGATCGATGAATTCCTGTCTAATAACATGATTATCAGGACTTTCACCGATCTTTATATATCCTTTTCTTTCCAATTCTTCTAAGTTTGGTTTTAAATTAAGGCTGTTTAAATAATTAAATCCTTTTCGATATATTATAAATAAATATGTAAAATCATCAGAACTCATATTAGTTTCTTTCAGTATTTCAAAATCTATTTCTATCTTCATATCAAAAATTCTTTTATAGTTAAACGGAACGTGAGTACAAATATAAACATTTTTTTCATAATACAAAACTTTTATTTAATTATTTTTTACATCCATATTACGTTATCCAAATTTTTAGTAGAGTTTTTAAGCCATTTCTCTTCTTGACTATTTTTAACATATAGTATTACTATCTTACCTACCTTATTTTCTTGAAATCTAACAAGTCTTCCAACTCGTTGTATCATAGGTAGAGATTTACTTGTTATACCACATATTATACCCATATTAGCATCAGGAATATCTAATCCTTGATTTAATGCTTTTGTTGAACATAATACTTTTATTACATCATTTTTAAATGCATCTAAAGCAAATTCTCTTTGTTTCTTAGTCTTACCTGAATGATAAGACATTGCTAAAGGAGATATTGATTCAGATAGTTGATCAGTAAAAGCATTAGCTCCGCTAAAAGCTAAAATCTTATTGTCTAAATTATTCATTACTAATGATTTAAACTTTAATATTTTATTTTCAGCGAAATCTATAATTGCTTTTCTTGCTCTAATAGCTTGATAGAATTGTGCTGCAGCTTTTTTATCTTCAGGATGAGAATTTGAAGTACTCATAATTTGTTTAGCTCGATCAAAAGCATTAAACTCTCCTAACATATATTTATATCTAACAAATTGATTGTTGATACTTTTATATTGTTCTCTTTCATCTGAAGTTAATTCTACAGGTATACATTCTATTTTATAAGGGCTTATTAATCCTAGTTTAACACATTCATCTAATGTAATACTATAAATTGTAGGTGCTAATATATTTAAATAATTAGCATATTCTTGATCTTCAGGTATAGTAGCTGTCATACATAGTAATTTATCATATGTATTATTATCAAAGAATTTTTTATATTCTTTACTAAGGCCTAAATGTATCTCATCGCACACTACAATATCATAATGTTCATTTTGAAGTTTATAAGCAGACTGATAGCATAAAATATCCACTTGATTTAAAAGATCTCCTGCGTCCCATTTATAAAACTCTTCATGAAATTGATCTTGGAGTTGTATGGTAGGAACCAGTATTAAAGCTTTACCTGATTCAGGACATGTATTTTTATGAGAAAGTGTATGCTTTATTGCTAATATTCCGCATCTAGATTTACCAAAACCTGTTCCAGCTATTATACTACCTATATAATCAGCTTTAACCCAAGCATTTAATGCTCGTCTTTGTTCTATATCTTTTACTTGATCCATGTCAAATAGTGTTAATGTGTTCATTTTCTTTTTCTTTTATTTTTATTTCATATAATTTATCATTATATTTAGTAACATTTTGAGATTCAAATTGATAACTAGGTGAATCTTCTTCAATTTTACCACTATATTTAAAATAGTTGTCAAATTCAATATGATTTGCTTTCCACCTATCATGCCATTCTTTATCTTCTATCATTTCATTAATGAAATATTCTACTAATTCTTTATCCATATTATTTATTTTTATTTTGTCCAACATTTATCTACTGTTACTTCAGCTTTTAATAAGCCATTAGTTACTATTTCTAATGCAGCTTCTTCCATTATTGCTTGCATATCTCTTGTCCACTCATTTAAATATTCATTGTGACAAATAGTATCTATCTGATCATGTACAGTCATTACTAATTTAACTGGCATATTACGACTTTGAATATATGTTCGCATTAATACTAAAGCACGTTTAGTCATATCTGCACTAGCTCCTTGAATAGGTGTATTTTTAGATGCACGTTCAATTGTACCTAATTGCATACTAGCTGATTTATTATCCCATATTCTAGGATACCAATTAGTAAACCATCTACGCCTATTATAAGGAGGAAATGTTTTAATATAACCATATTTTTTACCATAGTTACCTAATTTATCTAAGAATCCTTTAATTGCTGGGAACGCTTTGAAGTACTTTTCGATGAGTTCTTTAGCTCCATCCACACTGATATTAAGAGTATCAGCAAGCTTATTGGGACCCATGCCATAAGCAAGACCGAAATTAATTGTTTTAACATTTGTTCTAAGTTTTTGATGTTTTTTACATTTACATTTAAATTTATTTATATTATAAAGACAATTATCTTCAGCTGCATTAGTCCATTCATCTCCATATACTAATTCTGCACAGGTAGAATGTAAGTCCTGTCCTTCTTCTAAAGCCTCCAACCACACAGGATCTTTAGATCCAAAGGCAATTACATTTAACTCTTGGCTTGAGTAATCAGCACTTACAAAGCTCCATCCGTCAGGTGCAATAAAACAATTCCTAAATCTATTATCTGCTGGTATTTGTTGCATGTTAGGTTTAGATGAGCTTACTCTACCTGTGTCTAGAATTTGATGAAAATTTGTATGAATTTTATTATCTGATGATAAATTATCAAAGAATTTATGTCCATATGATGTACACAATTTCATTGCTTCTTTATATCTAATATATGTATCTATAATATTATGTTTAAATCTATATTTATACATTTCTCTACCATTTACATTTTCAAGTTTAGGTATAATAGTTTGAAATACATTTAATACTTGTTTAGGTGATGTCCATTTAACGTCAACCTTTCTTAAGTCTTCAACAGCTGTGAACATATCTGTTTGAATATATTTAGATACAAACTTTTCTAATTTAGTATCTTCTACTATTTCTTGATCTAAATTAAAAGCTAAAGCATCAGCTTCAGTAGTATTTATATCTTCTAATGTTTTCCATTGTTCTATATCTAAATCTAAACCATTGTATTCTATATCAGAGAATGCTAATACTGCTTCATTTTCTAAGTCAACTACATTATTTAATTTATATTTATCTATTAATGGTAATTGATGCTTTCTTATATTTATTAAATATTCTACATCTTTAGCACCATAAACTATTTGATCATCTTTATAAGGTTGACCAGTTAGACCAATAAATTGATTCCTTACATCTTTATTTAATTCTACATTTAAATATTTATTACATACATCTTTGAGTCCATATTTCATCCCATCCTTACCACAATTTAATATTCTTTCAACAAGGAAAGTGTCATAGACACACTCAAGTTCAATATTTGATGTTGCTTTTATGAATTTATAATCAAACTTGGCGTTATGAAATATTTTAATAATATTTTTGGACTCTAAGATGCCTCTTAATGGTTCAATTGATATGAATCTTGTGTCAATTATATATTGATTATCTTCATCACCTATTTGAAACATTATCATTTTCTTACAAGTGAAGTCCATTCCTTCTGTTTCTGTATCTACGCCTAATACTTCTTTATCTTTACAATAGTTTACTACATCATCTATTGTAGCAGATTTAAAATTAGGACTTAAACTTTGTGTGTTACTGATTAAGTATATCATTTTCTAATTTTTTATTTAATTTGTGTTGTTCTAGTAAATAATTATCTACATATTTACAAATATGTTTACCTAAACTTATATCACAATTTGCTCCTTCAAATTTAAAGAATTCACTATTATTTTTTGATGCATTTTTATATGATTGTTTAAATATTTCATAACTACCATCTTCAATCATTTGTGCTATCCATCCCATTTTTGACATAATTTATATTTTAAGTTAATAAATAAAATATTAAAGGGAGCTATTACTCACTTCACTCCCTTTAATACTTAAGATAACTTAAAGACCAATATTATCAGTCTCTAACTCACCAACCATTTCTTCATTAGTTGTTTCGATTTTAACTTCAACTGGATCTGCTTCCAATAATGTATGAGGAATAACAGCATCTAAAGATAAAACACCTACTGGATATACATTTCTCCAAATATAATTACCTTTATAAGTAATTGGTGATCCACCTTTACCTCTTGTTTTACATGTTTTCTCAACATTTGCTTCTTGATAAGGATTAGGCTCTGTAGTTTCTACAATTTGTAATCTTACCATTCTTCCATTATTTAATACTGGATTTAATATGTTTAGATCCATCATTGTTCCTTCTTGTGATTCATACCAATCTCCTGTAGTTGTAAAATCTATTCCATAATCTTCTGTTGCAGCTTGAATATCCATTACTGCCCAAGATCTTTGTGCTCCTGATGAGAATCTATCATCATATCTATTGAAATATGATATTAAACTTGTAACATCTGAAGTAGCTTCAGTTTTACTTGTTGATATTTTCTCTGCAAATTGTAATTGAACTTTATCTTTATTTTGTCCTACAATTTTTGCATTTATTAGTAGACAGTTTCCTTCTACTAATGTTTCTAAACTCCCTGAGTTAATTTCTGGTTTTTTCATAATTTAGTTATTTAATTTGATTAATATTTAATTGTTATTTGTTTTAATAAAAGAATAGCTGTCACACCTGATCCTTTATATGACTTTTAAGATACTGTTATTTAAGGTTAAAATACGTTTAACCCCGATCTTGGGGAATTCTGCAGATATTCTGTTAGCTATTCTTTATATTGTTATTGTACTTCGTTAGCGTATGCTAAATCGTAAGCAATGTCACTGATTCTTTTGTTAACTATTCCTAGTGATAATTCTAATAGTTGTTTTCTAACCTTACGATTATTTAGTTTAATCTCTTGGATTATTACTTTTTGTAATCTTGTTAATTCTTCGATACTGTTCTTTTTAATGTCTACACATTGTCCTTTTAATTTAATTTTCATAATGTTTGTTGTTTAAATGTTTATAATTAGTTAATTTTATTTGTCGTAATAAATGTTTAATTATAAATAGTAATTAAACCCCTATTCAAGGGATTTAATTACTTTTCTTAAATCTTTTAAGATTGAACGACTAGTTTGATCATCAAAATCAGTCATTTCATCTATGTCTTTTAATCTAAATAGTTTAGTTTCTATCATTTCTTTTTCATCAGTTAAATCAGTTGTTATTTTATTATAATAATCTAATTCATCTGTATTTATTGGATTAAGTTTGATTGGTTGTAATCTTTCAAAATATTCTGTCATTTCATACATTCTTTCATGAACTTCAGTTAATAAGAAATGTAAACTTTTATCTTTTTGATTTAATTTTTCTTTTAACTCAACATAATCTGATGTTAAATCATCAAGTTGTTTAGTTACTCTAGTTATTTCTAAGTTTTTGTTTAAGATCTTAGTATCTAATTCTGTTTCTTTCATGATTGATAAGTTTTAATTAGTTATTTATTTGTTTTATATTATACATCCACCTGATAAGTATAGATTTAAAAAGATATTAATAGCTATGATTATAATTATCATAACTATTGTAGTTATCCAAAAGGTTTTAATGTTTAATTTCATTGGTTGTGTTATATATTTATATGTTAACATTCTAGTTGATTGTCAAATTGTGGGAAAATGTGGTGAATGTGACTTGGTTGTCACACTCACACACACAAACTCACAACAAGTATTATGAATGTCTCGAGACTTGTGTTTCAAAGACATAACAAAAAGAAATACAACCCCTAATCTCTAGGAGTTGTATTCATTTTAACGGTAGTTCCATTCTTCATGAGTTTCTCATACTTATCCTTATTAGATTTTAAAATAAGTCTAGTATTAAATTGAGTTACATGTAGTTCGTCCCCTACCTCTACCTCAGTATCCTCGAAGGTTACGATGAAGTAGTTAGGATTCTTAGTGACGATGAATGATTCTACTGATACCATTGAACTGTTAGTTGTTTCCATGTTATTATATTTTTAAGGTTGGGTGATAAAATTATCGAAACTAAGTGGGGGTCTTTGATGGTAGTGGTTCACACGTTCACAAACCCCCTCAAAAAAAATTTTTTATGTTTTATTTTTTTTATTAGGATTTTTTTGTATGTTTGCATCGCAATATCATTCATCCCCTGGTAACCAAAAACGGGATTAGACATCGGATTGTAGTCTCAAATAGAGATAGAGTTTTCTCCGGTAATTGCAAAAGAGTTAACGTATAAACTCTAGTTAGGATAGATTGCACACAGGTAAGTGCGGTGAATTAACATCAGTATTACTATCCTTGGGTCCCTTAAATAAAGGAGCACTGCTAGAGGGAAATCACAACTTGAAATAGAGAAAATCAAGGGGGGAAATTATACCCTATTGAAAAAAATATAAAAAATATTTGGATTTATAAAAAAATAGTTTATATATTTGTACAAAAATATATAGACTATGAAATTTAAACCAAACGGATCGTGGGTTGTCCTTCCAGACCCAAGCAAATCAACAACAGATTCTGGAATTATTTTAGATGAGAGTACTGCAAAAAGTATTTCCACTAATATATTAGAGGTACTTGCTGTAGGACCACAATGTGGTTTTGTTAAAGTAGGTGAAACCGCTATGGTTGATCCTAGATCAGAAGCCATGTTAGTAGAACTTGATGGAAAATCTTGTATAATGATTTCTGAACATCAACTATTAGGTAAATGGTAAACGGATCTGTTACTATATCAATAGAAGACTTTCAAAGCTTATTAGATGCTAAGGTTAAAGCAGAAGAAATTAGAGATTCTGCTAGACTAGCTGCTAAGGAATTACAGGTATTTTTATCATATATATGTGATAAAGAAAATATATCTGAATATATTGAAGAATTTAATAGGCAATCTAAAACAGCTTCTATTAGTATAGAGAATGGTAGAGCAAAAATAATATTTAAAGATGTTTAGAAACTTATTAAGAAAATATAAATTTTTACATTACTTAGGTTTTCATAATAAAGAATGTAAACGCAGATTATTTACAACTAAGGATAAACATATATGTTTAATAACAGGAAATAAAATAATATAAATTATGTCAACACTAGTAAAAGTATTAAAAAAACAAGGTACCGTAAGAGGTAGAAGATGGATTGTTAAAAGAAACTCTAATAATATTATTACAGAGGTTAAGTGTATATTTAAACCTGAAGAGTATAAAATACAAAAAGGAGCTAGACCTATGGTAGGAGACAAAAAATTAATTGAAATATTAGAAAATGAAAAAGAAAAAAATAAAAGTTAATATAGACAGTACATATAAGTATATTCAATTATGGAATGGTATTTTTAATTTAACAGAAAAAGAATTAAAAATATTAGCATCTTTTATAGATGTTAATAATATTACAGAAGAAATAAATTTATGTAGTGTTAGAAATAAAAAAGAAGTAGCTAGAATGGTGGGGATTAAAGATTACAATACTTTAAATAACTATGTAAAAAGTTTTAAAGATAAAGGTACAATGTTAAAAAAAGGAAATATATACACATTAAATCCTTTTTTAGACCCAGATACAGATATTGTAGAAATAACGATAAATAAAAAATGATGTATTTTGGATTAGTATTTTCTTTTTTTGAAGCAGATCCTTATGTAATAATTGTAATCCAAGATAAAAATGGTGAATTAGTTAATTTAAAAGTAGAACAAATAGATGAGTAGAATATATCCTTCAGTATTTAAAATGATTAAAAACTTTTCTAAAGATTTAGGTACATATATAGCTCAAGGAGCACCCAATGTAACAGAAGAGGACTATAAAGAAAGATTAGAAACATGTTTAGAATGTCCATCTTTAAAAAGAGATGTTATGAGATGTACAACATGTGGTTGTAAATTAGAACATAAAGCTAAATGGAAAACTTCAACATGCCCTGAAGATAAATGGAAAAAGCAAGATGTCTAAAAATAAAAAAGAGATTATATATAGTTTAGCTAATAAATATGATTTACCTTTGAAAAAAGTAGAAGAAATAATTAATCACCAATTTAGATATGCAGCTAAAATTATAAAAGAGGGTAATTTTGAAACTATACGTCTCCCATATTTTGGTAAATTCTCTGTGAAGTCTGAAAGAGTAAAACATATAAATAGATTAAAAAATAATAATGAAAAAACTTCTATTTAAATTACGAAGATTTTTGGGGTATCGCCCTCAAAAATGGAATAAAATAAAAAGAGAATTTTTAAATTTATTTAGACGTTATAGATTAAGTGTTAAAATAATAGATGTCAAAAGAGATATGACTTACTCTTATATTAAAATACCTTTAAAAGATATATATACTTCTAATAGGTATATTACCAAAATAATAAATGATACTAAATATGATTGGGATAAATTAAAAGAAGATATAAAAGAATATGGATTAAAAGACCCTTTAACAATAAGTCAAAAAATAAGACAGTGTGAAAAAACAAATAAAATATATAGATATGTATTAATGGACGGTAATCATAGATATACTATATTAAAGGAATTATATTCTTCAGAGTATGTAGTAGATGTTAAACTATATAATAATTTGAGACTAGAAGAACATGCAAAAAAAGAATGGATAAAAAGAGGAGACTATTATGGCATTGAGAGATGATTTAATACATATAGATGATGATAAAGCTGTACCTAGTGCATACGCATTATCTATACCAGAGTTTAAAAAATTAAATACGGATGAACTTTCATTTGTATATTTTATGATAGATCATAGATCACCGTTTTCAGTTTATGAGTGGGATCAACGTCAAGTTGAAGTAAAAAATAGTATATTTGGAGAAAAAAAGAAATGGACTCCTTCTGAAAAAATATTAGGAGCTTGTGATAAATATGAAAAATTAATAGAAACCTCAGCAGTAAGATTATTAAAAGCAGCTAGAGAATCTATAATAAAATTAGAAAAATATTTTAGAGATATAGACTTACATTTAATGGATGATCATGGTAAACCTATATTTCACGCAAAAGATTTAATAGCTAATTTATCTAAAATGGGGCAAGTTGTAGACGGCCTTACAAGATTAGAAGATATAGTCAAAAAAGAAGAACAAGCAGCTAACACTAATAGAGGTGGAGTTGAAGTAAATAAATATAGTATGTAATGGATTTTTTAGAGGATTATCAAATATATGAAGAAGCAATGGAAAATGCTTATGAGATTATTACTAGAAGAAAAACTTTAGATGACATTTACGAAAATTTTGAAAAGAATGGCGATGACAGATTTTATTTGCCTTTTGATCCTATAGAAGAAGATGGAAGAACAGCAGATGTAATAGATATGGTAATAGAGTATTTTACAGGAACAGAAGAATATGAAAAATGTGCAGAACTTTTAAAAATTAAAGATAAATGTCTAAATTTAAAGATATAAATAGAATAAGACCAGCAGCACTTACATTCTTAGAGCACGGGTATTATACAAGAGCACTTCCTGGAACAAAAGAATATTACGACTTTTGGGATGAGGAAAGAAAAAGATGTCTTTATGGATATCAAGTAGATGAACTACATGTTACTGGATTTCATTATTTTTATTTAAACTATTGTCCTATTGATAGGGCTATAGATGAAAAGTTACCGGATGGCACAACTCAATCTAGACGTGAAAGATCTTTTCCAAGATTTTATGATGGAGATTGGGAATATTTCCAAGAAATAGATAAAGCTAGAGCAGATAATAAACATATGATTGTTCTTAAAGCTAGACGTAAAGGATATTCATATAAAGCTGGATCTATGCTTGCTCGTAATTATTTCTTTATAAAAAATTCTAAAAATTTCGTATTTGCAGCGCAAAAAGAATATTTAATTGGTGATGGTCTTCTATCTAAAGCTTGGGAATTCTTATCATTTATAGATGATCATACTGCATGGGCTCAACCTAGATTAAGAGATAGGGAGATGCATAAAATGGCAGGATATAAAAAGAAAGTAAATGGATTAGAGATTGAAATGGGGATGAAATCTCAAATAATGGGGGTAAGTTTAAAAGATGCTCCAGATAAAGTTAGGGGTAAAGCAGGAGAATTAGTATTTTTTGAAGAAGCAGGTTCATTTCCAGGATTATTAAAAGCTTGGGAGGTAACAATGCCTACTATGAGACAAGGAGCAAAAACTTTAGGGATGATGATTGCATTTGGTACAGGTGGTACAGAAGGTGCAGATTTTGAAGCAATGGAAGAGATATTCTATAACCCTGCAGCTTATGATTGTATGGATTATGATAATATTTGGGATGAAGGTGCATTTGGAACTAAATGTGGATATTTTATTCCTATTCAAAAAAACTTAGATGGATTTATAGATAATCAAGGAAATTCAATAGAAGATGATGCGGTAGAATATGAAAAAGATATGAGGGAAAAGAAAAAAGGTGCAGCTGATGCAAAATCGTTAGACCAATATATAGCAGAGCACCCTTTTTCTCCTCAAGAAGCTACCTTACAAGTAACAGCTAATTTATTTGATATTGCATCACTACAAGAACAATATAATATTGTTAAAGCTAGAGGTCTTCAATCTATTGGAACAGTTGGTAAATTATATCATAATTCCAAAGGAGAAGTTAAATTTACTCCTGATGGAGATCTTAGACAAATAATTAAATTCCCTCATAGAAAAGATGATGATAAAACTGGAGCTGTAGTTATATATGAAGCTCCTTATAAAAATCAAGAACAACAAGTTCCTTTAAATATGTATGTAATTTGTCATGACCCTTATGGCCAAAATCAATCTGCAGACAGTTCCTCTTTAGGAGCAGCTTATGTAATTAAACGTCCTAATAATCTTTCTCAACCAGATGATATTATAGTAGCTTCTTATGTAGGAAGACCTAAAACACAAGACGATTATAATAGAAATTTATTTTTATTAGCAGATTATTATGGATGTAAGATAGGATTTGAGAATGACCGTGGTGAGGTTATAGCTTACGCAAAAAGATATAGGAAGTTACATAAACTTCAAGAAGAATTTGAAATGTTAGATAAAAGAGAACTTAGGAGTAAGACAGTAAAACGTCAATATGGAATGCATATGACCGATGCTAGAAAACGTCAAGGTGAGATATATATAAGAGATTGGTTAAATACTGTAAGAAATACTGACGAAAGTGGAAAACAATTACTAAATTTGCATAAAATATATGATCCTGCATTATTATTGGAACTAATTAAATTTAATCACGTAGGAAACTTTGACCGTGTAATGGCATTAATGATAGGAATGTATCATACTAGAGAATTATATAATGCAGAAGTTAAAGATATATTAGAAGATAGAGCTACAGATAAGTGGTTTGATCAAAATTATTATTAATATGGATAAATGTAAAGATAAAGAACCTTATAACCCTCTTCCAGAGTACTTAACAATAGGACCATCAAATATTCATGGAGCAGGGATCCTCGCAAAAGAAGATATTCCGGGAGAGGTGGTTATAGGTATTACTCATGTTTATGATCCAAATTTTCAACATAATTATATAAGGACACCATTAGGAGGTTTTATAAATCATTCAGAAGAACCTAATTGTGAACTAATAGAAGATGAAGGAGATGATGATTATAGAAGATTAAAAACATTAAGAAAAATAGAACAGGGAGAAGAGCTAACATTAAAATACGGTTTATATGATATTTGTAATTATCTTGAATGATATATTTATAATAGAGATTTACAAATAATTTAGTATGTAGTAAAATAATAAAAATTTAGTTAAATTTGTCAGATTATGGGATATGATAAAATACCTAGGCAAAAACTGCCTATAAGCAAAAAAACAAAAAAATGGGGAGAACAATGCGTTGAAGCATTCATAGATCTCTCTGATTCTGGTTCAGGCTATTCACAAAGAAAAGATGAACTTAAAATACTATATGATTACTATAATGGTATAATTGATGAGGCTGATTACAAGTACGTATTAAAACCTTACGGTAAATCCCGTAAAAACTTTCCTTCTGAAATGCGTAACTACCCCATTATCAAACCCATAATTGATCTTCTTCTAGGGGAAAAATCTAAGAGGCCTCTCAATTATACTGTTACAGTACAAAATGCAGATACTACAACTATAAAAGAACAAGCTAAATCTCAAGCAATTTTTATGAATTTACAATTGCATTTTATGCAAGCAGTTCAAAATCAGGGGCAGGATATGGGCATGAGTCCAGAACAACAACAACAAGAAAATCCTATGCCTCAACATATAGCAGAAATGTTTGAAAGTAGTTATGTTGATCAAAGAGCTTTACTGGGACAAAAAGCTTTAAATTTTATTTTTCAAGATCAAGAAGTTTATGATAAGATACAAAAAGCATGGTTCCATTATTTAGTAGCAGGAGAAGTTTATACTCATAGAGGAGTAAGAAATGGTGAACCTTTTTATGAAATACTTAACCCTATTGATGTAGATTATGATCTTGATCCTGATTTAGAATTTGTTGAAGATGGAGATTGGGCTATAGTTAGAAAATATGTACACGCATCAACTGTAATAGATCATTATTATGATTCTTTATCAGAACAACAAGTATTAGAACTTGAAGAACCTAGACATTCTGAAAGTGATGTATCATTTTTATATGCGCACTCTTCTAATAAAGATGCAAATTCTTTTAGAAATAGATTAGTAGAAGTTGTAAATGTTTATTGGAAATCTAGAAAAAGAATAGGATTTTTAGCTTATATGGATCCAATGACAGGCACTATAGAAGAACAAGAAGTTCCAGATGGATTTAGATTACCTGCAGAATTAAAAGAAGCTGGTGCTAAAATAGAATGGAAATGGATTAATGAAGTTTGGGAGGGAACAAGGATAGATGGTCGTTTTTATATTAATATAAATCCAATTGCAAATCAAAGACTTTCTCTTGATAACCCTTCTAGATGTAAATTACCTATTAATGGTAGAAGATATTCAGATGTAAACGCTAAAAATATTTCATTAGTTAAATTAGGGATACCTTATCAACTAAATTATAATATTTATAAATATAGATTAGAACTTGCTATTGCTAGATCTAAAGATATTATTGCACAATTTGATATTAATATGATCCCTAAAAAATGGGACATGGATAAATTTATGTATTATGTAGAAGGTACAGGTATTGCTTGGGTAGATTATAATAAAGAAGGTATTCAATTAAATCCTCAACATCAATCTGTAATGGATATGTCTATTAAAACTATTCAACAATATGTTGTTTTACTAGAAAGTATTTTACAGGAATGGGAAAAGATTTCAGGAGTAAGTAGACAAAGACAAGGAGAGATAGGAGCTTATGAAGGTAAAGCATCTTCACAACAGGCTATATTACAGTCCTCACATATTACTGAAGATCTGTTTAGAAAATTTGAAAGAATGGAACAAAGAGATTTTCAAGCTTTATTAGACTATTCTAAAGAAGCATGGTTAACAGGTAAAAAGTCTACATATGTAATGCCAGACGGTACCACTGACTTTTTAAATATTGATACTATGCAACACATGGAAACTAATTATGGTATATTTGTTTCTGATGCAGGTAAAGATGCTGAGAAGTTACAAAACATTAGAGGACTTACTCAGGCTATGATGCAGAATGGTGCTAAACCGGGAGATATTGCAGAAATGTTAGATTCAGACAGCTTTACACAAATTAAAGATAATCTTAAAAAAGCTGATAAAGCTGCAGCTGAATTAGAACAGGCACAGCAACAAGCACAACAACAAGCATTACAACATCAGACTCAGATGAAACAAATGGAATTGGAAGCAGAAAATATTGAAAACGAAAAAGATCGTCAAAAAGATATTGAAATAGCTTTAATAAACGCTGAGTCTAAACAACAGGCATCTACCGGAGTTGAGTCTTTACAGTTAGAAAAAATGGTTAGAGATTTTGAAATAAAAGAAAAAGAATTAGCATTAAGAGAACAAGAGTTAATTGAAAAATCTAGAGGAGATCAAGCAAAAGAAGAAATAGATAGAGAATCTAATCAGCTTTCTAGAGAGGCAGATATAATGAAAAGAGACAGTGAAATAGAAAGTAATAGTACAAAAAGAGAAGCAGAATATATTAAAAGAGATACAGCAAATAGAGATATTAGAGCAAAAAAAGAAATAGCAGATAAACAAGCAAAAGCAAAGAATGCCAACAAATCAGACTAGAAGAGATTTATTAGACCGTATTAAACTGTCTAATTTTCCAGGCAGTATAATTGATGTGTTTAAAGCTGCAGATCAAGGTATAGATCTTATATCTGAATATGAGCAAAAACAGCAACAAGAACAAGAAATGAAAGTTGCTAATACTCCAGAAGAACAAGAAATAGGATTAAGAGAAGAACATGCTAGAGGAAATACTGAAGCATCTATGGCTTTCCCTGATGTACAACCCGGAGCATCTTTTAATACGGTTGGTATGAAAGCTCCAATAGATATTCAAAAGATAGATAAACAAGGTCATTTAGTAGAAAGTTATAAAGGTGTTCCTCCTGGAATACAAGATTTACCAACTGGACCTTATGAAGGAACTATAATAGAATCTCCTTCAGGATATCAAAAAGGTGGATTCAGAAAATATCAATATGGAGGATCATCTGGATTTGGTCTTAAATCCCAAGTTTTGGGTGGAAACACTGGTATTAATGCATCTCTTTCTCCTACCTATAGATTTTCTACCCCCAATTTAGATATTGGAGCTATTCGTGGAACAAGAGGTTGGGGAGATGATAGAAATATATTTACTGGAGCTAATATGGATTATAGGTTTGGAACTCCTCAGTGGAAAATTAATAATATGAGGGATTATGATACTAGATGGATGGGATCATTTCAAGGAGAATTAGGACATGGATTTAAAGCTCCTACAACATCATATCCTTCAACAACAACTGCAGCTAGAATATTTGATCCTAGTACAGGTAATGTTGATCCTCCTACTGAAGTCCCTGCAACTGAATCAAGTGGTGGTATTAATTGGCCTAATATTAAACTTCCTAAAGGATTAGACGCATCTGCAAGACTTAGTTTAGGTGTTGGTAGACCAGGTAAAGCAGGATGTTTTGGAGGAATGTGTTATTCAGCTCCTATAATACCATGGAATTTAAGTGGGTTTTATGAAGCGGGAACTAAACATTCATTAAGACCAGGACAACATGTAGGTATTAGTGGGAGGCTTGGACCAGTAACTGGAGAATATAATTATAATCTGGCTACTAAAAAACCTGGTTTTCAAGTTGGTTTAAATATACCACTGTTTAATAGAAAGAAAAAAACAGGTGGATTAAGAAAAATGGAAGATGGTGGAAACCCCATACCTGAAGTAGAGATATCTGCACTGTCAGATAAATCATACAATAAATTAAGTGATGCACAAAAACAAGTTTATGATACATATACACTTCCTTCTAAAGATTTTAAACAATATATGCCGTTTCAATTAAGTGATAGGACAGAAGGGCATATACATTGGAAAGATGCTATAAATATGGTAGATAAATCTGGAGTTGGAAATATATATAATAAACCTTTAGCTAGCGGTGACAAATGGAAAATGGATGAACACGGACATTTTAGAGCTCATGCTCAATCATCGCTCGCTAATAAGTTGACCCCATTCTGGGAGTATCCTGGATTAAAATCGTTAAAACCAGGATTATTAGGAACTGTGGATGACGTATTTAGAAAAACCCTTCCAACCGGAGATATTGCTATACCTAACCTTCCACAACGTTTTAAAAAAAGCTACGAGGATTATCAATATCCTGATCGTTACCCAATAAGTGAAGAGGAGTTTTGGAATAGGAGGGACAAAGAATACGAAAGGCAGGTACCTGAGTATATGCGGACTTTATTTGCGGAATTAGCACATATTGATCCTGAAGCTAAAACTAAATGGTCTGAATTAACAACTCCTTTATCTAGATTATCAAGAAGTATAAGAGAAGGAGAAAGTCCAGATGACTCAAACTACCAGAGCTATTTTGATCATGAGTACCATACTCATTACGGACCAAATAGTAGTGAACGTGCATTACTTAAACAATCTCTTAAGCAACCTTATTCAACAGTAAGTAAATATGGTACATATAAACATAAAGACGGTGGAGAAAAAAAATCTAAATATGAGAATTTAATCCCTGAAATAGAAATATCTGCATTATCAAAAGAATCATATGATAAATTAAGTGATAACGAAAAACAAGTATATGATATATATTCAAACGATGGTAATTTTCAACAATATGCACCTTATATACTTAGCGATATGTCAAAAGGATTTTTACATTGGAAAGATGCTTTAAACATGATAAAAGGATCTAGAGTTGGGAACATACATAATTATTCAAATCATAAGAATTTACCAACAAATGAAGAGGGACATTTTAGACCTCATGCTGTCCCAAATGTTTTATCTAAAATGGGATATCTAAAGAATTTAATGTATCCAATGTTATCTAAACCATTCAATATCTTAGAAAATAAAGTTCTATCAGGTGGAAATATTCATATACCTAAATTTGGAGTATTAAGTGAAAGTGATAGGTCTAATTTAGAAAATATGTCGTGGCCAACTGATATAAAACATAGATTTAAACAACAACTGTATATGAATAATTTAATAGCAGAATTAGCACATATTAATCCCAATGTAAAAACTAAGTGGTCCCAAATCACACAAGTACCATCTAGATTATATAGAACAATAGAAGAAAGAGCAATGCCAGATCGATCAAATTATAAAAGCTATTGGGATCCTGAATATCATACTCATTATGGACCAAACAGTTCTGAACGTGGATTAATCAAAAGATATTCTAAAGAGCCTTATTCACAAATAGATATTAGTAGGAATTATGGGCATCTTGATGAAAATTGGAATCCAATACCATATAACGTAGAATGGAATCCTTATAGAATACAATGGCTTAGATAATGAAAACGAAAAAATTAAATAAAAGAAGACCTAGGATGTATCAAACTGCTGGTGTATCAGAAACAGATTATTCTGGGGTTACAGATTGGTATAGTAATTATCTTAGTAGTGGTCATTATAATCACCTACTAGATAAAACTAAAAATATTGCAGGTAAACCAAATTCTTTGCATGCAGATTATGGTGGACTGGGATATCAGGTTGGTGCTCAACCAATGTATGCAGATCAACTTTCTAAAAATTTTATGTCTAATCCTAATATAGTATTTAATAGTACTATTGCATCAGATGTAGGTTCTCATTTTAATAAAAAAGAAAATATTCTTTATATGGATGATGCAGAGACAGAATTAAGTTATATTCCAAAAAAATTTGGTACAAACTTAACTCACGATAGCATTTTAGCTCATGAATTAGGACATGTTGATCACAATCAAATGACATTAGATGAAAATGTATCAGATTATATTACGTCAAAAAATATAATGTTAAATAATGATATGATTAGTTATAGTCATCATGACGCTAAACCACAAGAGACAAGAGCAGATCTAATACAATTAAGATATGAATTAGAAAGAGATGGTTTGTTTCAATCAACTGGAGATGAGTTTACTCCATTTACATTAGAAGATTTACAAAAAGCAAAAGGAACAGAAGGGATTGGACAAAGATTATTTAATTATTTTTCAGATGATGATATTGTAGAACTTATGAATAATGTTGCTCAACAATCTAATCCTACCCAATTAGATCCTTTTCAAGTAACAGATGATTTTGGAGGACAAGCAACTATAAGTAAAAAGGGTGGGTTAAGAAGAAAATATCAAAAGGGAGGACCTAATACTGATCCATTAACAACTAATATAGTAGCTCCTGATCCTGTAAAAAATAATTTAATGAACTATTCTCTTAATTTTGAATGTGATACATCATCAGGTCAAGGGTGTGGAAATGCAATAGGTAGTCCATTTAGATTAGGACTTAAAGGAGGACTTAATTTTAGTAAAGGATTTATGGGACAACCACAAAATCTTGGACCAGGATGGGATCATAATCTTCAACAAGTTGTAGATAATAGAATAGGTACATATCAAGATCCTGATGTACATGCTAACATAGGGGGTTATCTTAGAACAAATTTACCTCATTTACTTAATCCGTATAATGATCCAGGTAGTTTTTGGAGTTTTCTTAATGATAAGAATTGGAATCCAGTACATTTAGATGTAGGATATAATTATAAAACACCCGCATTATCAACTAAAGGAAAAGGTACTCACAATCTTACTGGTAGACTAGCTCATTCAGGAGATCATTTTGCAGGACGACCGGGTTGGGGAGGATTTTTTGGTAATAAAGGAGGAAGTAGTAGACCCCAATTTTCATATGGCGTTGAAGGTAATTATGATTTAACAAATAAACAATTAACTAATATAGGAGCATTTGGACAGATAGGACTTATGGGCCCTTTAAATATTAGTGGATCTGCAGGATATAACCCTCAAACAGGTAAACCACACTTTGGTGTTGGTTTTGGAGCTAGATATAAAAAAGGAGGAGTAAGAAAATTAAATAAAAATAGATGTGATTATTGTTAAAGTGTTATATAATAATATAAAACTCAAAAATAAAAAAACTATAAAAAATATTAATATAATTAGTAAATTTGTAACTTAAAACCAATAAAAAATAATAAATATGGACCCAGAAAATGAAAAAATACAATTAGATGATATTACTTTCGATGATGTAATTGGAGGTGATGGAGTTGAAACAGTAGCTATTGATGAAGAAATACCTACTACAGAAGAACCAAAAAATGTTGAACAAGAAGAAGAAGTTCAACAAGAAGAAGTTGTTAATGAAGTTGAAAATCAAGAACCTCAACCTGTAAAAGAAGAGGTTAAAGAAGAAATTGAAAAAGATGAAGAGACTGAAGTATCAGAAGATTCGACAGTAGTATCAGAAATTTTAAATGCATTTGGATATGAAACAGATAATGAATATGAAGATACTTCTGAAGGATTAATTAATATGACTAAAGATATTGCTCAAACTTTAGCAGATGAGCGTATTGATGAAGTTATGAATAAATTTCCATTAGTAAGACAACATTTAGAGTATGTTTTAAATGGAGGAGAAAGTCAAAATTTTATGCAAGCTTATGATCCTAATTTAGATTATAATAAAATTAAAATAGAGTCTGATGATGTTCGAAGTCAAAAAGCTGTTTTAGCAGAATATTTTAGTTTAAAAGGACACGATAGAGATTTTACTAAAGAGATGATTAGTGATTATTCAGATTCAGGTAAACTTCATGATAAAGCAGAGGCTGCAAGAGTAGCTTTAGGTAAAGTACAACAGCAACGACAAATGCAAATGGTTGAACAGCAAAAACAAATGAGAGCTCAACAATACCAACAACAAGAAGAATTTTGGAAAGGTGTAGCAGATACACTTGAAAATGGTAAAGAGTTTTCTGGTTTGACGGTTCCAGAAAGAGAAAAAAGTAAATTTTTTAATTACCTTTCTAAACCTATAAATCAAGAAGGCTATACTCAGAGAGATTTAGATCATTCTGAAGCAGCTTTAGAAACTAGATTAGCTATAGACTATTTAATGTTTAAAGGATTCAATTTAGACCAAATTATAAATACAAAAGCTAAAACAAGAAATTCAAAATCTTTAAGAGATAAAATATCTAGAAATGAGGAGAGTGTAAAAAGTGCTCGTAAATCTTCTAGAAGAGCAAAGAATTTTGATATTGATGAATTAGATCTTAGTATTTAAAAAATATACCTGAACAGGGAGATAGGTACCCTATAAAATTTATAATAAAATGGCAGTAAACGGAACGAATATAAGCGTCCAAAAGACGTTTTACAATGATTCACAGATGACTGATATGAACAGTTTATCTAATGCGTTGTTGGCAAAACCTACTGAACTGTCTCCGATTATTACTCATTTAGCAGGTAAAGACGATAAAAGATTTCCTTTATCTTTTCTAACAGAAGGTGTTGGTAACTACAAGTCTATTGACAGGTTAGAATATGAGTATCGTGTGGCAACACATAGATTGAGAACGAGACCAGTAGCAGCAACGCCATCAACAACATCAAATGTTGGTTTAGGAGGAGCAACTTTCGAGTTGGAATTTCCTGATAAACATTTTGTATTTCCATATGTATTAGTATCTCAAGCAGGTACTCAAGCTCGTATTATGAAAGAGCCTGAGCAAGTTGCAGGAGGAACTTCATGGAAATATACACTACAACTAGTTAACCCAGTATCTACAGCTACAGTAGCTGCAGCGGATATTACAGCAGGAGCTCTTTGGGCTCAAATGTATGCACCTGTAGGAGTAGACTTCTCTAGAGGTAATGCTTCTAACTGGGAAACTCCAGGTAAAGTAAGAAATAAACTAACTACAGTTAGAAAATCTTACCACATGTCTGGAAATGCTAAAGATTATGTAGCTGAATTTTCTTTACCTACTAAAGGTGGAAAAACTACTAAACTTTGGATGGACTATGAAGAGTACTTACACATGCTTGATTTTAAAGAAGAGTGTGAAATGTACTACTGGTATGGTCAAAAAACTTATGATGCAAACGGACATACTTACATGAAAGATGAGAATGGACAACCTGTAATCGTAGGTCCTGGTCTTTTAGAGCAAATTGTTGAAACAGATACTTACTCTACAATGACTGAAACAAAATTAAAGAACATCATCGGTGATTTATTTTATGGAATGACTGATGCTTCTAAAAAACAAGTAACTCTTTATACTGGTACTGGTGGTGCTAGAGAATTTGATGAGGCTCTTAAAAATCACTTTGCAGGTCAAACAAATACTTGGATGACTACAGGTGAGCATAAGTTTATTACAGGTTCTGGTAGATCATTAGGTTTAACTGGTTACTTTAATTCGTACGATCATATTGATGGACATACTGTGAACGTGGTTAAATTACCACTATTTGATCACGGTGCTGTTGCTCAAGCTCGTTCGAAGCACCCAACTACTGGATACTCTCTTGAATCTTATAGAATGGTATTTGTTGATCAATCAAATTATGATGGTCAAAATAACCTACAAATGATCTCTAAGAAAGGTCGTGAGTCTATGAGATGGTGTGTAGCTGGATCTGTAGTCCCTAGAGGATTTGATTCAACTTCTGCTAGAGCATCTGATGTGGACGGGGCAAGTGTTCACATGTTAAAGACAGCTGGTATCGCTCTTAAGAGATTTGATACTTCTATCGATATTACATGTGTAGCATCCTAATTTGGCATTAATTTGCGTCTATATATTGGTTTTTGATTAAGGTTGTGGGGGAGCAATCCCCCGCTTCTTTAATTGACTATATATCCGGGGAGTTATTCTTTACACCCACTAACTAAAACTTTAAAAGAACTGAATTATGAGTAAAAAAGTTTATTTAAGGAGAAAGGACCTAGATGGTCACTTACCTAAAGCAGTAAGAGCTGAAGCAAAAATAAAGCTTAGTAGCGTTTTTGTAAACAGACAACCTTTAAAAGGATTTGATTCTAAAGACGAAAAAAAATATTTAGAAGGAATCCTAGATGTTTCACCAGGACATGTTGATTGGCCTAAACATTCTAAAAGATTTTGGGCAGACATGACAATTCCTGTAGGATTTACAGGAGTAGAATTAGAAATTGGTAAAGATGAGGAAGGAAACCCTTTAAGTATTATGGATTTTATTAAATATAATTTTATACTTAAACACCCTCACGTAGCAATGACTAAAATAGAAATGGAAAATGATTTTAATAAAAGATTTTATATACAGGATCTTTCAAGAGAAGATAAAGTTAAAAATCTAAAAGTTAAAATGAAGAAAGATGCTGATAAAGAATTTATTAAAGTTTCATCCGATCTTAAAAATATGAAGAGAATCCTTCGTCTTATGTCTAGTACTAATCCAGATAGAATGACTGAAGATCAAATTGAAAATGCTCTTTATGAAATTAAGAATAATGAACCTAAAAAATTCATTAGAATTGCAACAGATAAAAACTTAGAATTAAAAGCAGAAATTGAAGAAATGGTTTCAGCTGGAGTTTTAAGAAAAATTGGAAATCAAGTAATCTTTATTGATGAAGTCTTAGGAGATACAACTGAAGATGCAGTTATTCATCTTAAAGATAAAAAGAATTCTGGTAAATTAACAATTTTAAGAGCAAAACTAAAAGAATTATCATTAGTATAATATGAATGTACAACAAATGCATTTAGCAGTTCAGCAAGGAGTGGATAAAATTAATTCACTCCAGGCTGATGTGCTATTATCTCAAGAAATAGATATAGAGTTAAATAAATCTTTAATTAAGTTTATTAATACTAGATATGGTAAAAATAATACTTATAGAAAAGGTTTTGAACAAAGTCAAAAAAGAATTGATGATCTTAGAACTCTTGTGGTACAAACAGAACTTACAGCAACATTTAAAGAGCAATTAAATCCTAATATATGGGTAGATACAGTAACTCTACCTTCTAATTATATGTATTTAATTTCTCAACAATCTAGAGCTGTATCAAATAAAGATTGTAAAGAGATAAATTGGACTTTACAAGTTCCTTCAGGAGATCTTGTTAGGCCTTATTTTGTAATAAGTCTAAGTGATTTTGTATGTAATAACAATTCTACAATTGCTGAGTCTATAGTTTTATATGAAGATATAGATGATCTTACAGCAGGCACCGCAACTTTATGGACTAATTCTAGTTCTTTTGTATTTCCAGCAGATATTTCATCTTTAATTTCAGATATTCCAGATAATGCAGGAGCTGGATTTGAAGTATACTGGGAAGAATTTGGAGATTTAAATCATCCTGGATCTTTTATTGTTGTAGTAGATTCTAATGTTATTCCATGGTTTGAATGGGATGCATCAGTAGGTACAGTTTCTACTTTAGCGGCTTTAGATGATACTAGTGTTGTTTTACAATCTGCTACAGGTCTTAGTTCAGAGATAGATTATAATGAAAGAAGAGTGGCGGCAAATAGTGATGATACACAATCTATTGTAGTAGGTAATTCTTTTATACAACATGATGATATATTTACATTATTAAGTGATCCTTTTAATACAACAAAACATACAGATCCATTAACTACTATACGTGGTAATAGTATTGATATATATACAAATGCTATATTTATAATAGATTCTGTAAAAATAACTTATATAAGAAATCCAAAGAAAATTTCACTATCTTTGGGGATTGACTGCGAGTTGCCTGAGCATACTCATCAAACGATTGTGGACATGACAGTTAGCAGTATATTAGAGGGAATTAGTGACCCTCGATACAAATCCCATGAATTAGAAGTGGGTAAAAATGAATAATTATTAATTTAAAAATTAGAAAAAATGGCAAGACATTTGTTAATTAGCGATGGTACCACTTCTACAGGAGTAGAGGCAGCAGGTGCGGTCGGTATTGAAAAATTAAGTGCTACAGGACCTACTCAATTAGTTCCTGGAGATACTTTATCTGATTCTGCACAAATACGATTTGTTCAGGGAACATCAGGAAATAATATCTATACTCCTTGGATTTACGGTAAGGATGTAATCAACTACAGCGGTAAGTTATATTCTGCTGCTCAGTCTAACAAACAAACAGTAACATATTCTGGAAATACAACTGAAAAAGCAGATGTTGTAATTAAGTTTATTAGAACTGACGGCCCAACTCCGGAATTTTTTAGCTTTGCTACAGAAATAAATTCAGGTGTAGCTGCATCAGCAGTAGATGCATTAGTTACAGCTTCGTATGCTGCATTAACTTCTCGTCCAGATTGGTTAGAAACTGCATGTACAGATACTGGTACTGCAAACGTATTTGAAGGTTCAATTAGAGGACAAGTAGCAACAAGTGGTAATACTTGGGATTATGCTCCAGCAACTTTTGAAGTTATTGCTGAATCATTACCTGCAGGTTTAACAGCTACAGTATCTGGATTTGGATCTGCTGATACTCAAGTTGCAAAACCTGGATATGGTGATGGATTTGCAGTAAAAGCTTTTGAAGAAAGTCTTCAGGGTACTAATTTTGGATACTATAACAGAGTTCAACAACCTATTGCTCCTACTACGTATGCAGCAACTGGTACTAACTACGACATGTATTCAATTGTAGCTACTAAAGATGGATCTTCATCTTCACAAATAAACGGAGTTGATAACTTAATAGAGATTAATATTGCATTAGTAACAACTGATGCTGATAATTTAATCTTTGAAGGAAAACTTAATCCGTGGATGAATAGTGCAGGATTTGGTTCAGTTAACTTATAATATTAATCTTAAAAAATAAAATAAAATGGCAAGAAATAATCATATGAATAACAAATTTGTAGCAGTTGCTGAATTTGATATTTCAGAAATGAGTGCGTGGACTGGTTCTGTTTTACCTGTAGGTAGCTATAGTGCTACTAATGGTAAATGTGTACTTCCAGATGGTGCTTTACTAATTAAAGCTTATTACTATGTAGATGAAACATTCTCAGATGATGATGCAACAGAAGATGCTGAAATCTCATTAGGATATACTGGAGCTTTAGATGCAATTGTAGATGATATAGATATTCAAACATCTGATGCTACTGGTGTAGATATTTGGGATGCAGGTGCTCACGGTACAAAAATTGGATATGCTTCAGCTGCAGATGCAAGTCAAGATACTAATATTGAGGATGCTGCTTTAAGATCAGCAAGTTTTGTTAAACTTACTGCAGACTCAGAAGTGTTAATGACAGTAACTGATGATCAGTTAGATGCAGGTTCGCTTACTTTATATATAGAGTACGTACTTACAGGAGTATTAGCATAATCTCTTAACTTAATAAGACTTATAGGGGGTATTGTCCCCCTGTTAGTCTTTTTTTAAAAATTAAAAAATATGGCATTATCTTTAAACGCAGCTAGTAGCTGTAAATACTTATCCGTTAT